CTTCTTTCTCTTACTGAATTCCCTCCTTGACATTCTCACCCTGAACGATTAGAATATCCGAACTCAAGCCGAGTTAGCTCAGTTGGTAGAGCACACGACTGAAAATTGTGGTGTCCACAGTTCGATTCTGTGACTCGGCACACCTGGGGGTAAAATCCCCAAACAGCGCCTCTCGAACCCTATATATGGTGGTCGGGAGGTTTTTGTTTTATGAGGCATAATCACACAACTCAAATAATTCCTGAAAAAATCCTGGATGCTTTGAAAAGCTATTTGTTGGCTATTTCTTCTTCCAATCAGTGCAAACCCCACACTATCGAGGTTTATAAACACTGTATTGATAAGTTCGTTGTTTTTCTGAAAACTAACGGCATTCACCTAATGGAAGAAATTACAACAGATGATTTCAGGTTGTTTTTCTCTGAGTTACAAAATGACCATAATGAGGGCGGCGTGCATCATTATTTCAGGGCAATAAAGGCATTTGTCCGTTGGTATTGGGATGAATACGAATTAGAAACCAGGAACCCGATTGACAAAGTAAAAGTGAAACCTCCACGAGTAAAACCGCGGCCAGGCATCCCTATAGAACACCTTGAAAAAATGATTGGGGCATGTAAAACAGAGAACAGACTTAGGGATAAGGCTATGTTGCTCTGTTTATTGGATTCCGCGGCTCGCGCCACTGAGTTTTGTGATTTACGTTTATCAGATGTAGATTTGGCTACTGGAAGAGTATTTATCAAGGCCGGCAAGGGCGACAAGTCCAGGCATGTCCGCTTTGGGGACAGGGCTTTGAGATCACTCAGGAAATATCTCAAAACACGAGAATACCTGAATGCAAATTCAGCCCTTTTTGTCACTGATGAAGGCGATAAATTCAACAGGTTTTCTTTAAGGCTGCTAACTTATAGGAGAGCTGAAAATGCCGGCGTTCCGCATCCTGGGTTGCATGACTTTCGCAGACGTTGCGCTTATGAAATGCTAAAAAAAGGGGTATCAACAAAAATGATTTCTGAATACCTGGGACATTCTTCTGTTGTTGTGACTGAGCGGTATCTTGAAGTAAAGGATGATGACTTGATGGAAGCACACAGACTGGCTTCACCATCAGACTTTTTGAAGATTTGAACCGGATTGAACATGAATCCAATTCTGCTATAATGTAAATTAAATAATATTGTGTGCTGCACTGCTGTACTTGGGTGGTGGCACCAGGAGATGAGCGCCCTGGCAGTCCTTAATTGGATTGTCAGGGCGCTTTTTTGTTTTCAGAAAGGTGGTTGTGATGAAAGATTTGCTTACTTCCAGAAAGTTCTGGACCTCAATGCTTCTGTTGCTTGTGGTGATCGTATCTGTTTTTAATCCGGCATTTGACCTGGACACGGATCAAGCCGCCGGTCTGATGGTAATTGCCATCAGTTATATTGTCGGCGTGGCTGTAGACCCAGGCCCTGGGGGATGGCGCGGGGTTTTGCAGAGCCGCAAATTCTGGGCTGCTGCTATAGGCTTCACGGTAATGATTTTAGACGGATTCGGAATTCTTCTTCCTTCGGGGCTTGAGCCTGAGGCATTGATTACTATTGCCTTGATTATCGGTGGATTTATTTCTGGTACTGCTCTTGAAAAACCCAAACTTACAGCATCGCAGTATAAGGCTTACATCAGGGGAGAAGATTGACGATGACAGAAACAGGACTATTGGGAGCAATACCAAGTTTTACTTGGTTGCAGTGGGGTGGCCTAATCCTGGTGATGGGTTTTGTCGTTTTGCTTTTGCGCTGGTTTGGTGGATTGGTGAAAACCGCATTGGAAGAGTTCAAGCAATATCGCGCTGAAAAGAACAAAGAGATTGAGGAACAACGAACATGGCAGGAAGCGCAGGGCAATAAACGAGATGCAATGTCCGAGGCTCAACTCACAACAATGATGCGGTTTCAAACCGATTTGACCGCGAAAACTCATGATTTTATGAGCGGTCTGCAAAAAGAGCAGCAGAGGGCGTTTGACATTCTTAATCAAAGTATCCAGGTGGTCAACCAAAACATTCAACTTTCTGACAAAAAGCTAGACATGCTTTTACAGGATATCAGCAAGCATGATGAATTCTCTCGTAAAGCGATTGAGGCAGTTAGGCACGAAAACAAAGAGTTTCACCCACCGGGGCAGCCTACGACAAAAAGGAACAGAACATGACGATTCCTGACGGTTATAAACTTGTCCTTGACGCTTCATACTACCAACAGGCTTTTGATTTTGATAAGCTCAAGCCCTGGGTGAGCGGGTTTATTTTCAGGTCACTTTTTGGGATATGGAAGGACCCGAAGTTTCGTGAGCATACTGCCCGGGCTTTGGATGCTGGTTATGATAACCTGGCTACTTATGCGTGGATGAGGCCGGATGAAAGTATCAAACTGCAATTGGAGCGGTTGGCTGAGCAGTTGTACGGTACACCGGTTGATGTTGTGGCTGTTGATGTTGAGCAGCATGGCCGGACTTACGTTAACCTGCCACCTTTTTACTCTCCGGAAAGGTTGTCTGATCTGACGTGGCAGTATGTTTCAGGTCTTACAACAATGGGTTTTCAGCCGGTTATTTACAGCCGAACAACCTGGATCGATGCGCACGCAAAGCCACTATGGAACTGGATGTTTCGTTATCCTGTTTGGATGGCTTCTTATCCATTCGCCAATGGACGGATTGCATTGACATGGAAAAACCTGATTGAACGCTATGCTCCAAAGACCTTCGCTCCTTACATGCCTAAGAACTGGGATTTTGGTAAAGGCAAGGCGTCGGTATGGCAGTGGTCTGGGGATAAGTTTCTACTTCCGGGGATTTATAAGAACGAAGCAAAAACTGCCGGTATCGCCGTAGACCTGAATTATGTATCCGATACTTTTGCTGACATGATGAAAATTGGAAGTTTTGTTCCACCTTTACCAGAACCTGAGCATGAAACATGGCTTTGCCTTGCTCCACTGGGCATGAAGGTGAGACAAACTCCATATGCTTCAGGCGTAGACACTACCATCCGAATCCGGTTCAATGAGCAATTTAAGGTGTTTTGGAAAGTTCAGAGTGACGGGTATCTCTGGGGCAAACTTGGCGAAGAAAGATGGACGGCGCTCAGTTGGTCAAAAAAGATCAAGTAGTTTCGTATGGCAAAACTGCGTGAAAGTAAACCTGAATTATGGGAACGACAGCCGTGGGAATCCGCGGCTGATTTCCGTTCTTTTCAGTATTACTTGAGGCAAGAGCCTCCCAGATCTGTTGGAAGAGCATACAGAGAATATAGGTCAGACAAGGGGATAATCGAGGGCGATAATAAACCCGCTCCCGGTACCTGGAGAAATCGCGCTAAAAACCTAAAACATCCTGAGCGTCCTACCTGGTCTGATAGAGCTGTTGCCTGGGACAATCACCTTGCCTCTGTTGCTAATGCGGCTGTGGAACGCAAATGGGCTAAAGAAGCGATGAGTAAAACTGAGGTTCTTGGCCGGCTTGGCGAACAGGCGCGAGTTGATATCAGCATTTTCTTTATCAACAAACTGGTGCCTTATCGCACAAAAGACGGCAACCTGATATTGGACAAAGATAACGAACCGATGACGTACGAAACCTGGGATGTCAACTGGGAGAACGTCAAGAAGTACGGTCACTTAGTGAAAAGCATTTCTTCCACTCAGCACGGTCCTAAGTTGGAGCTATATGACGGTCAGGCTGCTTTGGCACATATTGGCCGGCATCTACAACTATTCACAGACAATATCGACCTGAAGTCAAATGGGCAACCACTTACAACTACGGAGAATTTGAACGATGATCAGTTCAGCAGTGCAGTTGGAAACCTCGCGCAAATCGGAATGGCGATTGCAGGCAGAAAAAATATACCTGCAACAGCGCCAATCCCTGAGAGCGACGATCCAGAGGGATAAAGCAAAAGGAACACTCACACCGGAAACAGTAGCGGCTTATGCTGTTCTAAATATTACCGATGATGATGGTTTGCCTATTACACCGGCTGCACACCATTGGTTATGGTTGCAGCTGCTTTGCGATGAACGCATCAAGAAACTGTTGATCATTGCGCCGCCTGAAAGCGCAAAAACTACGTGGTCTATCAGCGCTTATTTGGGTTGCCGAGTAGGTTTCTGGCCTGAACAATCTATTATTATAGGTTCTGTTTCCGGCCCTGTTGCTGAAAAACGCAGTATGGCATTGAGAACAATGGTAGAAACTGTTGAATGGCAAAGTACGTTTCCTGGTATATTGCCTGTCAGTGCTCATGACGGTTTAAAATGGCAAACTGATGAGTGGTCACTGGCACCTAATGGAAAAAAGAGACCTGGCCGTTTACACCCAACAGTGGCGGCACACGGTACCGGTAGCCTAAAAGTAGACGGTTCGCGCGCCGATCTTGTTATGGCAGACGACCTTCTTAATTTTGAAAACTCAAGATCATCTCACCAGCGTGAAACTGTAGAGGCATGGCTTCATAGTTCACTTCTGGCCAGACGTAAATCCAGAATTGGGCGCATCGTTATGATCGGCACTGCATGGCATCATGACGATATCTATTCAAAAGCACGCAAAGAAGGCGGGTGGGTGGTTTGCCACATACCACTACTTAGTGAAACAGACATGGTATACGCAAATATTTCGTATCCGGATAACTGGCCCTATGAAACCATTGGTGAACCGGTTGGAACCGCTAATGTTGGTGCAACATTATGAAGAACTACCAATATTTGATACACAGCAACGGACCTGCCCTTTGGCCAGAGCATAAACCTTTAACTGAAGTTATGGAGTTGAAAGCAACAACTCCAGAAAACATTTTCGAAGGTACATACCAGGGCAACCCAACACCGCCTTCTGGAACCGTATTTAAACGGGAATGGTGGCGAGGCAAAAACAGGTACGAACATTCCGATCAAAGCTTTGTGAATTCCTGTATTGGGCGCTGGATTTCATGGGATACCGGACTGAAGGACAAAGAGACGAACGCCTATACCGCTGCGGTTGTTGGGGAGTTATGGCGGGATTACCGGCTTGCTGTTCGTGAAGTGTGGAGAGCGCGGCTTCAGTTCCCTGATCTGCCAGATAAAATAGAAACATTTGCAAAAAAGTACAACGTGGACGGCAAGCTCAGGGGCGTGATTATTGAGGATAAAGCATCCGGTATCAGCGCTTATCAAACCCTTATGTCTACAGCAGATAAAACTATTAAACCGCTCCTGATAGCTTTTGAGCCATCCGGGGATAAAGTTACACGCGCACAACAAGCCGGCGTGCATTGCAATAACGAATCCGTGCTTCTTCCATATCCTGGAAACAGCGCTCCGTGGTTATTTGATTTTGAAGATGAATTATTTGATTTTCCAGGTTCTGCTTTTATGGACCAGGTAGATGCTTTCTCTCAAATTATTCTGTATACAGAAAACTTGCTTGCTGCCGGCTATGAAGCCCGTAAAGCAAACGAATAGGAGACCTACATGAACAAACTTATCAAAAGAACGGCACCACCCAAGCATGTAATAGACAAGGAATTTTCCATCTCCGAAACATACGCGGCTTTGGAATTTTATTATCACAACAACGGTGTTTATGCTCTGCTTCAGCAGGATCTAATGTCAGAAGGATTGTGGACTGAGGGCATGGCCGGCCTGCGTAATCCGTGTCATAGAACCGTGGAGTTCTATGTTGCGAAACTCTGGCCAGGGCCATTGCCAAAGGCGCTTCCTATTGTTTCAGAAAACACAAGGATTGTTGAACCTATCCAGCAAATTTGGAAATGGTCTAACTTTGGATCAATGAAGCAAGTTTTCTCCAGGTGGTTTTCCCTGTTTGGCGACGGGTTTATCAAGGTTGCCACTAAAAACGGCACTGATGGATCTCCTACTCAGGTGTATTACCAAAACATCAAGCCTGGCTATGTTACAGACTTGAAACTTGATGAGCGTAATTATGTAACAAGGATCAGGGTAGACATTCCACAGGTAAAGACTGTTGATGGAAGAAATGTGAATTACTACCATACAGAGATTTGGGACAAAGATACCCAGTTGTACAGGCTTTGGGATAATGACAAGGGTCCGGCTGTTTCAGAGAAAACACTGGATACTCCCAAAGAAACAAAGTCTTTCTCTGAATTCGGTATTGATTTTGTGCCGTTTGTGCATGCTAAATTCCAGGACATCGGAGAAACACGCGGCGCTGGATGCTTTGTTCATGCGCTGGATAAGATTGACGAAGCTAACCGCATGGCTACAAAACTGCACCAGCTGCTTTACCGGTTCAATGACGTGACCTGGGCTATCTCCGCTGGCGGCAATGATCCATCAGGCAGACCATTACCAGCGCCCAAGCTCGATATGAGTGATTCCAGTAGTAAAGACGAATCCACAATGAAAATCGGAACAGGCACCAAAGTAGCCAGGCTTCCCGGAAACAGCACGCTGCAGTCAATGGTGCCTGATTTGCACTACGATGAGGCTTTGGCTATCCTCAATGCTCATATGCTCGAAGTTGAGCGGGATTTGCCTGAAATGGCTTATTACCGGTTACGTGAACAAGGTACAGAGTTATCCGGTATTGCCATTCGTTACTTGTTGTCTGATGCTGTTGATAAAGTGCTTGAAGCACGCGGTAACGCAGAAACCGCGTTGGCCAGGGCTGATCAGATGGCGTTGACCATTGGTCAAAACCTGGGGATATTCCAAAACATTGGCGATTATGAAAAGGGTGACTTTGAGCATGAATTTTCTGAACGTGAAGTTATTCCGCTCGGTCCGGTTGAAAAACGGAACATCGCTGCTATGGATGACACCTTAGGTGTTTCCAAGAAAACAATCCTATCAGGCCTGGGGTATGACGCCGACCTTGAGCAAATACAGAAGAAACAAGAGCAAGACGACTTGGGAGATAGCCTTTTAGACAAGTTTGATAAGGGTCAATAATGCCGGATAACAGCAATCTTTACAGAACAGCTTCCAGGTTTCGCTTAGATGTTTTGATGCGTGAGCGCAAAGCGGCCAGCGAGATGGTGCGCTATTTTGGCGGCATCTGGACTGAGATTGACAAGAAAATAAAAGACCTTGTTACTGCTTACTATGCTGATCCGAATGTTTCTGATACGTGGCTTTATCAATACGATAGATTGGCTGTGCTCCGGGCACAAACAGAAGAACAGATCAGGGCGTTTTCAAACTTTGCTGATACCAGTATCCGTACTGAACAATTGCACCTGGTTGACCAGGCACAACGACATTCAGAAACACTGATCAGATTAGGATTAGGTACTCCCCCCCCAGGTGCAAACTTAGTATTCAACAGGCTTCCTGTAGATGCGCTCACAGACCTTATCGGGTTTTTACAAGATGGCAGTTCTCTTCGAGATTTGCTAAATGAACTTGTTGGAGAAACCGGCGAAGCAGTCGCTAATGGGCTGGTACAAGGCCTGGCTTTGGGACAGGGTCCAAGACAAATAGCACGCAGAATTAGAAAAGACATGGGCAACTCTATGACACGTGCGTTACGGATTGCCCGTACTGAGCAGTTGCGCGCTTATCGCGAAAGCACGCATAGAAGCTTCAGGGCTAATTCTGACGTTCTGCATGGTTGGATCTGGATGTCTGCCAGGAATGAAAGAACCTGTGCTGCGTGCTGGGCTCTTCATGGTTCGAAACACAGCCTGGATGAGAGGCAAGATGAACACATCGCGGGCCGGTGCAGTCAGCTACCCTGGGTAAAGACGTGGGCAGAGTTGGGCTTTGATGGCATTGGCGAAAGCATGGGAGAAATTGAAGATGGTGTGACCGCTTTTGGAAAGCTAACCGAACACCAGCAATTGGCAGTTCTTGGGCCGGCAAAATATGTTGCGTTTCGTGAAGGAATCATCAAGCTTCCTGAACTGGTAGGACGCAGACGCTCTAAGCGGTGGGGAACCATGCGCTATGAGAAGTCACTGAAAGAATTGGACCTGGATGTATCCGATCTTTTGAGAATGTACAGGGAGATATCTTTATGAGTTTTGTTGACGTCAGAGACCCTTATACCAAGAAGCTGCTTTTCCGGTACGACCCTGTGCGCAACCTGGTTGAGATACAAGAGCGCAAAGTTAGAAGAATTGTTGATTTGTGCCAATATCAATCCGGGTTGAAATCCGTTAAAAATGCTGTTATAGTAGAACAGACAACAGAACAGCCGCAAGGCACGGAGAGCGTCTTCAAGAACGCCATGAGTGAGCGCAGTTAGCGCCATTTGTGGCGTTTTTTTGTTAATCTAATCCCCAAATACGGAAACTGAAAGCCGGCAAACTCAGGTACTAGGAGATTGAAATGATTTTTCGTCCAGTAGTTTATTACAAACCAGATGATGGTAAAGGCGGTGGGGCTGGCGCTGGAAACAGCACAGTTACACCTGCTGGTGGAACGGGGAACGAACCCGGGGGCCCGGCAACAGGCACAAACAACGGTACTCCACCTACAGGCGCAATAACCTTTGCTTCCGAAGCCGATTACCAGAAAGACATTGAAGAAAAGCTGAAGGTAAGGCTTGAACGTGAAAAAAAGAAATCTGATGAAGCTTCAAGAAAAGCCGCTGAAGATGCGATTGCCGAAGCCGCAAAGAAAAACGGTGAGTGGCAAAAAGTTGCCGAGCAGAGAGAAGCCGAATTGGCAGAAGCTGCTAAGAAACTTGCTGATCTCGATCCTGTTCAACAACAGGCAAAACGTTACGAGGAAGCGCTCAAGAAAAACCTTGAGTCACAGCGGGCCGGGCTGCCTGAATCAATCATAAAGCTGCTGGATAAATTGGATGTTGCTGATCAGTTGGAATGGTTATCTGCCAACAAAGAAGCAATCATGAAAAAGACACCTAGCGGTGTTCCACCAACACCACCTCCCGGCGAAAACACAAACATATCCGAAGAGGACAAGAAAAAGTACGAGAGCCAAACACGGCGGTACTTCTAAGGAGTAAAAACTTATGGCAAATGTAAATAGTTATGGATTTATCGGCTTAGCCGATTTGTATGATCAGCGGATCAGCGCCATCAATGGCGGGTTTCAGCGCGTCTGGGACGCTATCCAATTGAGTGTTGAAGAGTATAACCGGGTCGCAACAGCGGTTATGTCTGAATTTGCGGAAACAACCGAAATTGCGCAAGAGCAAATTGAATTACCCGGCGATGGTACTCTGCAACCTCTGGACGAGGACGGCAACCCGTTGCCTGTCAAACCCAGTGGCATGTACCAGGTAGCTTACCCTGTTCAGGGAGCTGGTACCGCCTTTGGGGATAACCGTGTTTCTCGCGAGCTGTTGACCGTTCAAGAAGTTGACCGGTTTACCGCTGATGTTTTGCGGCGCGATGCAGATTGGTTGGTTCGCCATACCCTGGCCGGTATTTTTACCAATACTACCTGGACCTACAATGACAAAGTTGGTCCCAACGGAGCTAAAGGTTTGGGTGATATCACCATTCAGCCTTTGGCAAACAACGACTCTGTAAAATACATGCGTAAAGGCATGACGGCTTCTGCTACTGATAATCACTATCTCGCACAGGCTGCCGCGATTGCGGATGCGACCAATCCGTTCCCGACTATCAAAGCCGAATTGCATGAGCATCCATCCAACAGCAATGCGCCTATCGTGGCTTATGTGGCCAGCGACTTAGCCGCATCTGTTCAGGGCCTGACGGAGTTCGTTGATAAAGACGATCCGGATATTCGAGCCGGCAATGCCAGTGATACCCTGGTCGGGATGATCTCTGCTGGTCCCGGTGATGCCGTGCTTGGCAAAACCAAAAGCGGCGTGTGGGTGGTTGAGTGGGGTGCTTTGCCCGCCAATTACCTGATTGCCAAAGCCCTGGGTAAACGTCCGCTGAAAATGCGCCAGTATCCTGCCGGGGCACTGAAAGGTTTGTTTGCTGAAAATGCGAATATTGACGGTAATCATATTGTTAAACGCTTCATTCGCTATTGCGGTTTTGGCGTTTCTGATCGTGTAAGCGCTTTGGCCATGCGGATTGGCGATGCTGCATACGCAATCCCCACCGGATACGAAGCTCCATTGCCTGCGTAACCGGGTAGTGGTTTTTGGAATTCTAATTCCTCTTGAAAGAAGGAGTAAAAACTTATGGCTGATATCGCTTTAGTCACTGCTAACCGCATCAATTTGGTGCATCCTATTTCTCAATTGACCCTGCCAGCCGGCGAAGCTATCACTGCCGGCATGGCTGTTCGTATTGACACCCAGACCGGCAAGTTTACCAAAGCCAACGGTACAAACGCTGGCGAGGCGCGCGTGTTTGGCATTGCTGTAAAAACCGTTATTGCCGGTGAAAGCCTGACAGCTATCGCTTCTGGTGTTATGGACGGATGGGATCTCTCAGGCCTGGCTTATGACGCCGCTGTGTACCTTTCGGATACTGACGGTCGTTTGGAGGGCACCAATGCACCAACTGTTGACGTTCCTATTGGGCGCGTCATTCCGGGTTGGGCTGTTGGCAGCAGCGCCGATAAACTTCTGTGGATCGACTGTACTCCATACTTTGCGTACAACCCCAGTGATCCTGATCGTGTGCTTGCCGTACCGATCATCGCCGGGGAAGTATCCAAGCATGCATTTGTGGCTGACCGGGCTTATAAGGTAAAGAGCATCAGTGAAATCCATTCTGTGGTTTCTACAGCTGCAAATACCCTTACTATCCGTAAGATTTTAGCAGCTTCAGCCTCCGCGCCGAATGCGGCTGCCGGTGCTAATGTCAAGGAACTTATGCAGGCAGGACTTGATCTGAAAGCCGCCGTGGATGTGGCTCAAGCTGGTACCCTCGTAGCGGCTGCGGCTGATCTAACTTTTGCATCCGGAGATAAGCTGGCGTTGGCTGTTTCTGCAGCTACTACTGGCCTGGCTGGTTGTGTAGTAACCATCGTGCTTACACCTGTATAAACAGCGCTTAGTAAAGATTGAAACCGGGCGGGTGCAAACCCGCCCTTTTAGAAAAGGATACTTACATGAATATAACAATCCTTGCAGAGAGAAGCGCACGAGCCTTGCAAACCATAAAAGAACACGCGCCAGCCCTAAGTGAAAAATTTCCTGGAATTCCAGGTGATGTTTTCAAACAAATGACGGCTTCCAATAAAGATAAGGCTGTTGAAAATATGCTGCGTATGGAAGCTGTGGCAAGGTTTATGGCTCTGGCGAGTGCTGTTCCTGTTCCGTCCGAAACACCGACAGACAATGGAACAAATGGTGAGCCTGTTCCATACATTCTTGATTTTCCTGCTAAAGAGGCAATTGAGAATGTAAAGGCCGTGGCTGATCTTGGCGCTCTTTCTGAAATGGCGGCTTATGAAGCCAATAATAAAAAGCGAAAATCGGTTATTTCTGTCATTGAAGCACGCATTGCCGAACTGATGAGCCAGGCAGAGGTGTAGTCATGGCGCTACCTGTTGCATATACAGAAACCACCTTAGGCCAATATATGCATACCGAACTCGGAGCGATTGCCGGCGTTTTGGGTTATGTCAACCCGGTTGCTGATGCTGGTAATTACGCTGAAGCCGTCAATGATGTTTTGGCAGAGCTCAAGATAACGAACTTGTCCGAGGTTACGGATATCCGGAAACTTCGAGTACTGGCAAAGCTTTACGCCTGGAAGATGGCGGCTAAAGGCCTTTCGTCAAAGTATGACTTCTCATCGGACGGCGAAAGTTACCACCGGTCCCAAATGCATAAACAGGCGCTCGAAAGCATCGAAATGATCATGGATGAGTGCTTGTCCCTGGGTCTTTTGGGATACTCCGCTTCTTTCCAGGATGTTGAATATCTGAATGACCCATACGGCTATCCGAAAGACCTGGAGGTGTAAGGATGCTTAGTGACGCTGAACTAACAGACATGCAGGCAGAACGCGAAGAAAACATGCCTGAAACAGTCTATATCCAGAAGAAAACATCGGTCTCAAACGCTGCCGGCGGTTTCTATGAGGCTTACAGCACAGAAAGCACTGTAAACGGAAGGATTGGCGCTGTTGGAAAATCTCCTGAAGAAAAAGAGATTGCTTCCAGGATTGCCAATGTTGTTGGTTATACCGTTGTGCTGCCTGTAGATGCTGTAGTTGATGAAACTTACCAACTGCAGATTAATGGCCGTCAGTTTCTGATCACCGGCGTTATTCGCAAAAGTCGGCAAACCGCTCTGAGAGTTGTTTGTACCGAGGTTTCATGAGCGATAACCCGATCAGAATCACTTTGACAGATAACAGGATCCCGCATTTACTGAATGCGTTTCCTCAAGCAGTAGACCGCATCGTGCTGAAAACTGCTTTTGAGGTTGTGAAATCTGCTGTTGATTCTATGAGTGGTGATAAGCATGGTCGGCTGTACAAAGTAAAAGCGCTTTTTGCGAGCGCCAAAGGAAAACGCGGCAAGGGCCTGATGGACCTGGGTGCTAAAGCTAATAAGGATGGAAAGGTTGTTGTAGGGTACAAAACCAGACGCGCATCAGCGCCTGGTGAAGCGCCGGCGATAGACCTGGGCAATCTGGCTAACGGCATCGAGGCTGCCAAAACAGGACCCGGTACAGCTCAGGTGACGGTTTATGCTGATTATGGACCAGCGTTGGAATTTGGAACACACAATATGGCTGCCAGACCATTTATGAAGCCTGCTGCAGAACGTTCATGGATCGGCTTTATATCAGCTCTTCTACAAATTGAGGACATGCTCAGATGAGTATTCTAAATGCTGATAAGTGGCTGTACTCCGTACTAACCAGCGATGCAGCTTTACAGGCATTGGTTAGCGACCGTATTTATGAAGACGCGGCACCAGCGCTTATATATGACCCTTATGTTGTCTTTCAGTTTGTAAACGGGATCAATGTTTCAAACTTTTCTGTCGACAAGATTATGGATGATGAGGTTTGGATTGTGAAAGCGGCTGCTAAAGGCAACGATTACACAGTATTGGAACCAATCGATAAGCGCATTGGCGAACTGCTGCATAAAGCATCCGGAACAGGCGTTTTAGGATGTGCTCAGGAAGACCCGTTCAGGTTTTCTGAATTGGATAATGGCGAAATCTACAAACATTTAGGCCATTACTACAGAATTTATACACAATAAGGAAGGTAAATTATGGGCGAAAAAGCCTCTATTTTTCAGACATCTCAAGTAGGAATTGAAACTACACCTATGACTGCTGTACCAGCCAATAAAAAACTATTGGCGATATCGGTTATTCCGTCTTCTTCCGTTGAAGCGGATGCTTTTGTAGCATCAGGCAATAAGTACGCCTCTTTTGTTACCCTGAATAAGGACTGGACGGCGCTGGACCTTTCCGGTAAGTTGACATTCAATGAAATTCTTTATTTGCTGGTTTCTTTGCTTTCTCAGCCGACACCTGCCCAACAAGGCGCCACCACCGCCTATAAATGGACATTTGTTTCTGATACTGATGGAGAGGACGCCGGTAAAGCCTTTACTGTGGAACAGGGCGATGCCAATAACGCCTGGCGCTGCGCTGGCGTGCGAGCTTCCGGATTGACGTTCACCTTCAATCGTAAAGAAGTTTCCCTCAGTGGAGCGGGACTGGGTGGACCATTGGAAACCGGTATTACCCTGACCGCTGCTCCTACCAGTTTAACTCCAAAACCGGTGCTACCTACCCAGCTCAAGTTTTACATGGCAGACACCCAAGCCGGACTTGCCGGTGCTACTGCAATGACGCGCGGTTTTTCGTTGGTATGGTCACTGATGGACAAAGTAGGTTTGGCCTGGCCTGTGGGTGGTGATCCGGTGGTTGTGGAACAGAAACCCAAGCTTGAACATAAACTGAAACTGGCCACTGATGCGGTAGGTATGGGACTTCTGGCCACCATGCGAGCAGGTTCTACTAAATGGCTGCGTGTGAAGGCTGAGGGTGCCGTTATTGAAAGCACCTATAAGCATACCGTTCAAATCGACTTCCCTGTTCAGATTTCCAATGTTGGTAAATTTGAGGACAATGAAGGTATTTATGTGTTGGAATACAGTTTAACCGGTATTCATGACGCCACCTGGGGCAAGTCTTTCCAGATTGAAGTAATCACTGATGTAGCGACTTTATAAGGTGCTGTATGTCTATCAAAATCTCTGACCTGCAAAAAAAGACTAAAAAAATCAACATAACTTTCCAGGAAGAAACGCTCAATGTTGAATACAAAATCAACGTGGTTACACCAGCGTTTGTTGAAGAAAAGCTGAAACTGTATCAACAGTTGGCCAGAGCTATTTCCTCATGGGATTTGATGAATGAAGATGGCAGCATGGTAGAAATCAGCGAAGAGACTTTCAAAACGCTTCCTGTTCAGCTTCAGACAACTCTGCTTTCCGCGATTACAGATGACATGAAAGTTGCTGGTGAAGACCAAAAAAAAGATTAATGCGCTGGTTAGCAGCGCCTGATCTTTATGATGACCCTGACCCAGAGATTTATGAGTGGTTGAAGCTTGTAAAAATAGCGAAACATCTAGGATGCAAGCCCTGGGAACTGATTGGGCTACCTGCTTTTTGGAAAGATTTGGGCGAACTGGACATTGACGTTCAGAACTTACTAAATAGCAAAATTGCACATAAGCAGTGAGGTTTTATGGGAATTACTATTGCGCGTTTGCTTGTAGAGATTGGTGCTACCAGTGAAGCCGCACGTTCAGAACTTGCCCGTGTAGGAAACGATCTAAATTCTTACGGTGATAAAATGATGCGTACCGGTGGTTTGATGACTGCCGGTATCAGCGTTCCTTTAGCGTTGCTCGGTAAAAGTGCCGCGAACCTTACAAGAGATTACCAGGAACAAATGAATATCTTAGGTGCTGCATCTAAAGCCAGCGCTGAAGAAATGGAAATGTTAGGCGGCCTGGCTGAACAGTTGGGCGCTGACCTGACATTACCCGCAACCTCTGCTGCTGATGCTGCATCCGCTATGGTTGAACTGGGAAAAGCTGGATTGCAAGTAAACGACATCATGGGCGCGGCAAGGGGTGTTTTGCAACTGAGTGCAGCCGGCCAATTGAGCAATGCCGATGCTGCCGAAGTAGCCAGCAATGCGCTGAATGTTTTCAAGCTTAAAGGTGACCAGGCCGTTAGAGTTGCCGACCTGCTTGCCGCTTCTGCGAATACATCCAGCGCAGAAGTTAGCGATATGGCCGATGCGTTCAAAATGTCGGCTGCTGTTGCGGCTTCTTCCAGCATCCCGATTGAGGACCTAACCACTGGTTTAACATTAATGGCCAATGCTGGCATCAAAGGCAGCGACGCAGGTACATCCTGGAAACAGATGATATTGAGTTTGCAAGCACCAACCGATAAAGCTGCTGATTTGATGGGTAAACTTGGCATCGATATTTATGACATCAATGGTGCAATGCTTGACCAGCGCGATATTATCGGAAACTTCTCCAAATCACTGGGAGATATGAGCGACGCACAAAGAAATGCTGCGTTAGCGACTATCTTTGGCAGTGATGCTGTACGAGCCGCCAATATCATTCTTATGGGTGGGCAGGATCAATTTGACAAAGCCAAAGTTTCGGTCACCGAATATGGCGCGGCTGCAAAGCTTGCTGATGCCAGATTACAAGGATTGCCTGGCAGCCTTGACAGGATGACAAGCAGCTTAGAAACTGCGCAACTGGCACTTGGTGAAGCAGCTTCCGGTCCGATATCCGACCTTGCAGATACAGTAACCACTTTAGCTAATGGGTTTGCAGATTTGGACGCTGAAACCCAGGAAATGATTGTGAAACTTGGATTAATGGCCATAGCAGCAGGCCCAACCATGACGGCTGTTGGTGGTTTGATGAAAGTTGCTGGTGGATTGAGTACAGCATTTGCCGGCGCTGGCGCAGGTTTAGCGGAATGGAGAGCCGGTATGTCACTCACTACTGCTTTAGGTGCTGCTGGTCTATCCCCTATCGCTATTGGTCTTGGAGCAATATCTGCCGCTGTTGTGTCTTTGGTTGGTGTTTGGGCAGCCTGGAATGAGAACATTGAAAAAACCAACGATATCGGCGCTGAAGCAGTAGATAATGCCTGGAACGACTTCTTCAAAAAACAGATTGAAGAGGGCAAAAGCGCTACTGAAATACTTAACGAATACAGAGCTGCTCAGGCCAGAATGCGCGATGAAATGAGCATCCAATGGGGAACCGGAGCAGGCGGCGAAAGAACCTTAGAAGCCGGCGAATTAGCAAAGATTTTCATTCAAAACAAAGACGGTATCCTTGATGGTAGCCAGGACCTGAGTAATGCCCTGGCTCAGGTTTCAGCATCTTATTACGATTACGCCAAAGCAATGGGTGAAGCGGGGAATGTGTCTCAGCAGTTGACTGAAGAACAATGGTTGGCTGCGCAAAGCACGAATGACGCACTTGTTTCTACTACAGGATCGTACCAGGAATATGTTCAGACCATGTCTGATACTGGCCAAACACTTTCTATTCTTACAGAAGAACAATGGAAATCATCGGAAAGTTTATCCCAGATGGCTACAGAGGCGCAACTGGCTAAAACTCAGTTTGATGAACTAGGCCAAGCGCAGGATGATCTGCAAGCCAAAATGAAAGACTGGATGGATAACGCCGCTAATCAGGTGGTGGATATGCTTGGGGGTAGGTTTACCGAAGCCAGCGAGTCTTATCGCAGTGCTTTAGGAGTAGTGGATGAAACACTTGGAACCAACTACTTATCCAATTTGCAATTCAAGGATTCTGTAAAAGAACTTGTGGATCAGTATGCGCGCTCAAAGGACCTGGACGCCTTTAAGTCCGGATTGGAAGCGATAAAAAGCGAAGGTTTGGCAGATATGCAAACCGCATTAGAAGACGCTGCTACCAAAGCCCAGGAACTTTACGACAAACTTATGAACTTGCCTGAAGAGGTAAGAATAAAAATAGCTTTTGACGTTGACGCCTTTCCTGAATTCGGGAATGGTACAGGTAATGGGTACGTTAATAATTTGAATGCGGTGCCTGAAGCTAACGGCGGCGACTGGCTGGTAACACGACCAACATTGTTCATGGCTGGTGAAGCCGGCTGGGAAAGAGCCACGTTTCAACCTGTAGGAGGCGGTAACAAATCTTCGTCATCTTCTGAACTGCCGCCTATTCAGATTATTGGGAATGTTCGCAGTGAAGAAGATATTTACAAACTTGCGCAGCATGTGGCCGAAGAGATCCGGAGGAATAAGCTATGACGATCGGTTTACGCTTTACAGACGGCACCACCACTCTAAACGTTTCTGACCTGACTAACGGAATTCTAACCAGGTACCAATCCGGCAATAACAATGCGCTTGTTGAAGAAACCACGGATAAGATCATGGTGGTTTTGCGGGGAAGCCGGGCCACAAAACTTGCGAATATCGGAACGCTCAACAGTTTTTTTCAACTGGCCACGGACAGGCAACAAAAGCCATATCTGAGCAAGTTGTTTGTGGAAAGGGATTCAGGAGATGGAGTCTGGTGGAGATCAGAAATTGTATCCGGTCTGGTGATGCTGGATGCCGACAGCATTGATGCTATTGAGCGTTCACCAGAGATCTCGATTGTGTTTACCAGAAAGAACTTCTGGGAAGGCGCGGAAGCGCAAATAGCGCTCAGTAACGGCAATGGAACCAACAACACAGCCGGATTGACAGTTTACAACTGTAATGATGGCGTTGGCACATCCCCGAATAAGCGGAATAATTACGTTCAGATAGCCGCCGGCGTGATTTCTGGTGATATGCCAGCTCCTGTACGATTGGAAATAACTAACACGTATAATTCCGCTGCGCAACTTTATACCGTCTGGCTATCGCATAATGTGGAATCCGATCCGGCTAACTTTCAGAATATTATTGAAGCTGAAGCCGCCGCCGCCGGTGGTACAGACACTACCAACAGCAGCTTTAGCGGTGGGAAATACAGAACCTTTACCTGGAGCGGAGATAACCAGGCACTCATTGGCAGATGGGTTTTAGATACAGCGTATCTCAATAAAACCAAATCCAGCTGGTTCAAGATTTTGGCGGCTTTTACAGGCAGTCCGAGCAGCGGAACGCGCTTACAGTGCAAATTGCGTTTTCCATCGGATAGCGCCTTGACTGAAATCAGCAGCAGTCAGGAAGTAGTATTGAGCACCAGTTACAGGATACAAGATATTGGGACTTTGCAGCTGCCGCCCTGGTTAGCCGGGGCGGGTGATCAGGTTGCCATTGCTTTTTGTTTGTATGCCAGAAAAAGCGGTGGTGGTTCTTTGGGGATTGATTATTTTCAGTTTTCGCCTATAGACAGCTATCGGATTTTACAACCTCGCGGATACGGAGCTGCGCTTAATGAACGAATTGTTGATGATGGAATTGCCGGTTTGCTGTATGGTGACCAATGGACTTCCCAACCCGGAAAGATTGGTATTTATACCGGCCAGGGCAAACCAGTGCTTTTGAAACCTGCAAAAATACAGCGGATATATTTTCTCATGCGCAGCAACACGGACGGTATTCCGATTGACAGAACCATTTCTGTAAAAGCGTATTACAGGCCGAGAAAGGCGACTTTATGATCCCATTCTCTGCACAGATATACAACAAGGATTTTAGCAATATTCTTATTCAATACTCGCTGGATTTTAGACCTACACGACTGAGCTGGAATGCAATTGGAGGCCCTGACGATGCGACCATTGAGGCTTCAGGCCCTGAAGTTGAGCTTTGGGAACTTATTGAGCGGTTACGATCACCTATCGAGGTAATTGGACCATCGGGGTCCTTGATATGGTGGGGATATATTGAAGGCGTATCTGTTAACACATCCGCTTTGAATATATCCGTGTTTTTAGAGCGAATGAGCAACCGTATATGCGTGACGTATTCGGAAGTGAATGTAGCCGGCACTGTTGGGGAACGCAGAACAACGACCTGGTATGAAGATGCTGACAGTATTGCCGCTTATGGCACAAAAGAACGCAGATTATCCCAAAGCCAGGCAACCGCTACAGAAGCCGAGAATTATGCGCAAACCCTTCTGGAACGAATGAAGTTTCCGATTGTAAAACATACATTCTCACCTGGTGAACCGGAAGCGACTGCTACAATACAATGCTCTGGCTGGTGGAAAACATTAGATTGGAAATTCTACGAAAACAGCGGAGGGAAAGAGGGTTACGAGGAAATTGGGCAGGGGTTACAGTCTCTTGGAGATAATTCTGCCAGACAGAAGATGGCGCAAAGTTTTCAGATAGCATCCGGTACCACATGGGAAGCGCAGAGTGTAAGGATCCGGATGAAGAAAGAAGAAAGCCCGGTAGACAACCTTACTGTTGGATTATATTCTGACAGCGCAGGAGCACCGGGAACTTTGCTTGCTTCGGCACAATTGGCAGGCAGCGAAGTGAATGAAAACCTGAACTGGCACGAACTGCTGCTGAATACCAGGGTTTTATTGGCGGTATCCACCACGTATTGGTTGGTAGTATCGCGCAGCGGTGCAACAGACGCAACCAATTATTACAAAGTGGACGCCAATGAAGAGCTTGGGTACACATCCGGAATTTTGCGTGTTTGGAACGGATCGGCCTGGGTTGCCAGGTCACCTGATGCGGATATGTTGTTCGCAGTAGGCGGCGTTGAAGAAACAACTACGCAACTTGAAAGAATGTTTACCATTGGCGGTCAGTTTTTCACCGGTGTGGATGTTGATATTTTGAGCGGCGTTTATTCTTCTCCTTATAGAGATGGGGACCAGAGCGTGTTGAGCTGTGTAAAAGAAATTCTCAAATCCGGCACAACCAATCTTAGAAGGATATTGGCTACTGTAAATTTCCAACGACGAATAAAAATATATGAAGAGCCGGCCAGTGGTTCTAATGATTATGCTTTGCATGCAAATGGAGATTTGCATGATGTACTTGACCGGTTTTTGAACCGTTGGAATTATCCGGTGGGGATTTGGGTCAGATTAGCGGATGTTATACCAGCCAGTGCAGATACCAGCAGAATTGCAGACCCGAGCAGGGTGTTTATTGAACGGGTTATTTACAATGTTGAACAGGACAGCGTTGTTATACAGGAGCGGGATTATATCGGTTTGTTGGAGGTTGAATGAACTTGCTTGAAGAGTTGTTGCCAAAACTGAAACCGTATGTGTTGGGCTGGATCAGTGACGTTCAGAACTCTTCTATTGGCGCTCACGATTTAGGCGGGAAGCTGCATACAGGCACAATTCTGGATAGCCAGGCTACCCAGTTCCTCAAAACTGATGGAAGTCGTCAACTGATTGGTAACTTGACTGTTGCTAATGGAATTACTATTGACGGCGTGGATATCTCTGCGCATGCCGGGGATGCGGCTGCGCACCATGCACCGGTGACAAAATTAGACACAACAACTCTGGCGCTGTCGTTAAGTGGCCAGCAGATATCCGGATCCGTGATTGCCTCTAGTGATGTGAGCGCAGCGGCAGCGGAGTGGGTGCTAAAATGTGACGCCTCCGGTGGCTTGAAACTAAAGACTTTGGAAGTTGCCGGCGATTTTACCGTTGGGGCAAATGTTTTGAATGTAGATAGTAACCGGGTTGGGATCAACTGCGTTCCGGATGCGCAATTTGATTTGGATGTGGCTGGAAACCTGCGTGCGCAGGGGTGGATTATTGGCAAGCACGCGATCCAATTGAGCGGGGCGCGGATGATTTGCCATTTTGATGGTCCTGAACCGCATCAGAGCAATTTCACAGGTAACCCGACAGGGCACATGGGTCAGGTAGCATCTGTGAGTGGGGGTGTTTATTACAGATCGGGTAAGTTTGGAAAAGGCTTAGTTGTTCGAGGTACAACCTCCGCGAACTTGAGTCTTAACCCATCCGCTGAAACAAATATTACAGGATGGTTGCGCTATCAAGCAGCAGGATATAGCGTATTGTCATCCATTTCAAGATCTACGGTAATGGCAGCTAGTGGATCATATTCCGTATTTTTGGATGCCGGTGATACAACTACTATCGTTTTTCAGCAACTAGCTGTTTCGGCAACTGGTACATATACGTTTTCTATGATGGCAAAAAAAGCGGATAGGACTGCGTTTGTTTCCGGTGATTACGGAAACATGGAGGTGATGGCCGGTGTCACCGGTGGGACATCCAGCGCAACCATTACCAGGACCGAAACGCCAGACGGCTGGACGAGGTTTTCTGGTACTGTTACCCTCACCTCTACCGGGACCGGAAACTGTGGTCTTTACTTCAACTCTCAAGCAGGTGACATTTTTATTGATTGTGTACTGTTAGAAAATAAGGGGTACGCATCTCCTTATTTCGACGGAAGCTACACCGGAGCGACATGGTCCGGAACGGCACACGCATCCACCAGCACCCAGACGGTTGGAGATATTACGTATAACTCCAATGTGATTGATGTCAACAAGGGAAGTATCTCATTTTGGATACAGATGCGACAACTCGAAGCCGGTGGAAGCGGCGGCGGTATTTTTGATGCATCGTCGGCCTGGTCAGGAACCAATCATTTTGGATGCTGGTTTTACAACACCGGTCAGCTCAATTTGCGGATCGGTGATAAAACGGTAAGTACACCAACCTATCTAACGCATGGAGAAATTTACCATGTAGCTGTTACGTGGAAATTGGGTGAATATCATACAATTTACGTCAACGGGGTTGCAACTATTGGCGCTACAACGTATGACGCTGTTCCCACACTTGGAGCGGGATTGCATCTGGGTCATCTTTACTCTATCGGTGCGTCTAGTTGGCAGTTGGACACATGGATTGACGATCTTATTATTTTAGACCGGGTTTTGAGCGCCGCCGAAGTACGGGCGATTTACGAATCCAATGCGCCAATTTTTGCCGAAACCTCCACTTGGGCATGGCGGACGCCGAATAATTTAGCGTGGGCTGATGCAAACGGGTTGTTTGCTGTGGACAGCGCAGCCAATCACGCGTTTGGAGTGATCGGGGTGGATGGATATTCATGGGGCGGGTTTGCGAACGACAAAGGTGACGCGGTGTTTGGCAGGAATGTGGCCGGGTCGGCGGCTATGAGGTGGGATCAGAGCGCCGGGAAGTTTGGGTTTTACGGTGGGGGTAGCGCTACGGTTCAGGTTGAAATCGGTACGGACGGGAGTTTGCTGGCTGGGGCCGGCAACGTAAAATTAAACGTTGATGGCTTAATGATTGTTCCTTCCGGCGGTAGTGAGTTTAATTACAATAGTATTCGTTGGGCTAACGGAAGTTATGTTAGTAACGCAATCATTGGGTTTGCTACGGCCGGCGGGAACGAACTTATTTTGAGGTCTACAAATACATCATATAGCGGCGGTGGAACACATGGACATATCAACTTAGAGGCATGGGCAAACTATGCAACACCGTATAGCTTTACGAGTTTGTATGTAGACCCAACTTTTGGAATATCAGTTGTAAAAAGTGGCGCAGCCGGCGGGAATTTAAGCGTAGATGGTTATGTACGCATTGTTGACGGCGTGACCGCGCCAGGAACAGCATCAGGATATGCAATACTTTATATTGACAGCGCAGATGGTGATTTGAAAATAAAGTTCGGTAATGGTTTTGTCAGGACTATTGCAGCAGATAGCTAATGGAGGATTTATGAGACCACAAGTATCAGATATAAAAAATGCGGTTGCTTTTTTGGAGCAGTGCTCGGGTAGAGCGCAGATGACATTAAATGAGCATGCGAGTGCACAGGCGGCGGCGCAGGCTGTGAAAGAATTTGTTGCAGAAACGGAAACTGAAATTTCCGAGCTTAAGCGTAGATTAAGTGAGGCTCAACCTAAAAAACTTGATGAATGAAAGAGGCATGTAATGAAAAAAGGATATATAGAAAACAAGGTGAGTAATGGCAATCCAAATGTTGTTGATTATGTTTGGATTGAGTGTGTTCGTGGGGATCAATATATCAACGGACACCGCGTTAAGTGGGACAGTTTGCCAGCAGACAAGCGCGGAATCGTGCATAAAATTTACCTAGACACACAGCCAAAGTCAGTTGACAGAAACGCTTCAAAACTGCATGAGCTTATCAGCGATTTGCATCTGTCAAACGTCAATGTAGGCGCTCCGCTGATCGTAGATATTTTTGATTTTTCCGGAGGCGCTCAATTCGCGTTGGCCGATATCAATTATTATTTCAAGTATCTGGCTGATCACAACATCGAGTTTGCAAAGAAGCCGCTGATCCGTGTGCAGATTGGCAATTGGGAGTCCTGGCATCGGGATCACCAGCCTGAAGCAGAAAAGCTGATGGGTTATGCTGACATACTTTTGGTTCAATGGAGCGCCGTACCGGACACACTCACAAAAATAGGCAAACCAAAATGGCAGGAATACGCCAATGGGCTGATCAAGCATGACCCGACCCAGCAATGGATTATCGAAACGCCGCCACCAGTTGACCCGGAACCACCTGTTGATCCTGACCCAGATCCTGAAACAACTGTTTCAGTTCCAAAAAAATGGAAAGTCAATCTACAATTTAGTTTCTGGATATTCTCAGGAACCGTTTCAGGAACTATAGAAGCCGATGAGGGTGGCGGTTGAAAAACTACGTAAATTAGAACCATAAACCTAATAGACAAAAACCAGCATTATATATAACGCTGGTTTTTTCTTTTTGCATATAATTATTGTGTGAAGTATCTTCTCTATGTCTTATTTCCATCAATCGGTTTAGTAAATTGGATCGAGAAAAGAACACAGAAAAAGCTGACAGGATTCTGGGTGGATATTTCTATTCTGGTATTCCAGGTAAATTATTGGTGCGCTGTTGGCTTGGGGGTTGTTACTTTAATTTCTAACTTATGGATAAGACAATAAATTCGTGCTACTATTGAAATGCTTAATCTATAGGAGATTTCACGAGCATGATAAATCTTATTTTGTATGTACTGCAAATATTGGCATTGGCCGCTTTTGTTTTGGTCTGGATTTGGGGGATGTGGGCTGCTTTTACGCAGGGCGATGACCATGTTGCTCGTTTTGGCCGTGAGTTATTGAAACGCTTTGGGGTAAAGAAATATCGTTTATAAAAAACCACCGGCGTGAGGGGGTCACGCCGGTTTGCATCCAGATTGAGGGGGACAACCCGGATTTGATTATTATAATTTAAAACCTAAATCTGTTCAGTAATATTTCTCTTCAAATTCATATGATATTCGTCGTGACATTTTCTGTGAGCATATTCCAGATTTTCAGCGTTATGTCCACCGCCTTCTTTTATCATTTTCTTGTGGTGAATAATCACATCACTTTTTGGTGTTCCATCAAGGTCACATTTACAAAAGAAACATATTTTTGGCCTTTTATCTTTCTCAAGTTTCCATTTTAGACCATCGTCCCTTCTCCAAACAAAATAAGGGCATAGTTTATTATCTGCAAACAATGGAAAACTATAGAAATAAGATTGGAAAATAGGCGCATTTCCATTGAATTCATAAACCGTTTTTAGCTTAAGACATTTTTTTGCTTTAACTATCACGGCGGTTTTATCTTGCTTGCAATATTTACATTCGTGGCACGAAGCAATTAGGTCAGGCTCAATTTGGCAATTACTTTCAAACAATATTGCTACTTGATAATGCATATAAAATATATTTTTATCTCGCCTATCAAGAAAAATAGTAAAAAAATAAAAACCACCTTTATCAAACCGATCATCATCTGAGTATTTTTGAATTGCGCGTGATAGGTTGTCAAAAACTGAATAAACCACAGGAGCATACCCATAATTCGTAATTTCAAGTTCTTGACAATAAAAACTATGTATAAATTCAAAGTTTCGTTTTAGGCTTTTCTCTATGCGCTTTTCCGTTTGTCTTTGGAAATCCCAAAGACTACCAAGAACCATTGCAGAATTGTTAAAATTATTGTGAGTGTTATATTGTTCTAACATTTCCCTCCAAAAACAAAAAATAATTTATCAGTTAATCTCGCTTTTATTGTACAACTTCTTAGTGATTTTATCGTTTTGGTAAGTCCATTTTCTACGAGAGGAACAGATGGAGCATATTATCACGGCATCTCCGGTGATTTCACCACTGGCAAGTGCTGTATTTGTTTTTGGCGCGATGCTTAGTGATTGGCGATAAACGCGCAAAGTGTTTTTCTTGTTGAAGCACTCGACCACACCGAGGATGTGACCATTGGGGCAATGCCAGTATACCGGGATCATTAGGGTTTCTTCCCTTTATAGGGTGCACACACAAAGCACCTCACTCGCCTGGGATGGTTTTGAATAAACCATTGGCCGCACTCACATTGAATTGCTCGGAGCGCTTGAGAGCCTTCCGGGATTTCACCATCTATAGGTAAAACACTTTTGTAAGCCGGCAAACCTAAAGCGTCACGAATAACGGGTGACTTTGGTTCAATTCCAGCGACGATGCGCTGAATTGTAGAATGAGTTATTTTGCTAAGGTAGTCCTCTTTCGCTATTCTGCGATAACTGTTTTTAGCATCGTAAAGTTTCTTGACATCTTCATGTACCTGTGTCCAGGTGTACGCGCTGCGTACACCTGTTTTATGGGCGGTAGAATGATTGTTGTGTGCTTCCATAGCTGCTATTTTTGACCTAGTTTCCATTTTAGGAAATACCATCAGGAGCGTTCCACTCCCACAAACCTAAAGAGCCTTTGACGGGTACGGGTTTGACCAGTGGCTTGATGTTGGAGAGTATCCAGGCATAGCGGCCGGGGGTGTAATCCCCGAATGACAGTTCGTGTCCGCGTTCGAGCGGTGGTGGAATTAGCTGAAACATTTGGCAATACGATTTGTTGATCCGGTCGTCAGAAGGGAATGGTTGTGGCTTATATGGAATCCTTACGCAATTGGTTAGTTCGCAGGTGGCTATAATTGCGCCTAATGGAAACATGGGTTTATTGGGTAATCCAGCAATATCCCTATACATTCTGTACTGCTTGTGGGCGTACACCATAATTACACTGTAAAACGGATCGGTGCCGCATAGGTAATATTTGCTTTTTACGTTGATATATTTTGTACCTAAACTGGCGTGAATTGCCAAAGGTCCGCGGTAATTCGTTCGCCAACTTCGGGTTTCGATCGTTTTTTCGCCGATGGCTACCAGTGTAGCCCACGGCTGGAGTAGGGAAATGGTTTTCATTTTTTACGCTCCTTTCAAGCTCTGACCGCCTGCGACCGCGTTCAGTTTTGCAACCAGGTCCATGCGTTTAAATGACAGGTGTAAATTGTTGTTTTGGTAACACTGAAAAGAAAAGTATTCTGTTTCTCCGCTTCCGGATACGGATGTATTTATCGCGTCAACCAGTGGTGAGCGGTACCCTTCCGGAATTCCTTTGCCATCCATAGAATGGAAAACCTTATCCAGCGCTATAAAACTGGGCTCTGAGGAAGAGATCAGATACCAGCAGGCGTAAGCTCTTTTATCCGCTGCACGGGAAATAATCACCTTTTTGCCGATATCAAACCGGCCGTTTTTGGTGTTTGTTTTTAGTTTGTTCCAATCTTTAGCACCAGGCCTCAGGAAGTTATAAACTTCTTTGATGGCGTCTTCCAGAAAATCATGTGACTGCGCCATCATTGAATTGAAAGTTCCAAAAACAATGTCAGTGGTTATATCTGGCATGGTCTTCGGGTCGTCAAGCTGCTTGTCCAGTTCATCAGATTTCTTGACGGATAAAATCTTTCTGACCCCAAGCAGCTCTATAAAGTGCCGCCAAACACGCTGCTTCAGTTTGTTTTTGATATGTTCAGCGCCTTTCGTTCCGGTATCGGTATGATAGCGATCGATCATATCAAACATACGCGGATCTTCTGAAAATGATTCAGCCAAAATCATTCTTGCGTCTTCAAGGGTCTGGTACGCAGTGTCTACCAATACAGCGGCTTTTTGGTAGGCTTCTACCTGGTCAGCAATTGTTTTTCGTACAGCAATTCCAGTATCAAGGTGAGTCATTGTTCACCTCGAATAAAGTAATGATTTTTATTTTCAATCATCTTTATTTCACACCACGATGATTCCCACGAAGCTAAAGATTTCGCAAGACTTGTTTTTGCGGATTGCGACATATAATGGTGCCTGCCATCAAGCAGGATCATCAATTCTTTTATGGTTATGCCAGGGTGTTTATTTATTATTTCTCTAACATTTTTCATGGTTGAGCGGTATGGTGTCCAACGGTCTCCGCTCACGCTGCCTGCTGCGCACATAAACTTGTGCTCTGGTTCCAATTTTGAAATAAGCCTTTTTGATTGTTTGTGATATTCGCGCATTAATGGCGGCTCTCTCCACACTTGTATCGATGATCTTTCATTCCATTCGCTATGTTTGCTAACTACTAAGGCGCCAATCTGATATATTCGCAAAAGGTCATATTCTATGCCATTCTCAGATAATGACCCTCTCGTTTTTGGAATTGCTATTGACCGAAAATGAGCGCGCCTACCCATAGCCTGTTCAACTACTTTTAGCGAAAACGATGTTTTGCATTCGATAATCCAGAGATAGTTGTCGCGCACAGCTACTATATCGGCATAACCACCAGGGCACTCAACCTCCTGATATACGTCCCAGTGTTGGGATTCCAGCCATTCAACGACGGGTTGTGCAAGTTCGGTTTCTTTCATGATTCTTCGCTTTCAATTTCATCTGTCACAGCAAACAAATAACGCCATCCGGTTACGATAAAATCTACATCGTTTGCCGGCACGATGTGGAAACAATACGGCCTCACCTGACCTACGCCAACATACCAACCAATTCCGGTACTCTCTGTGCCGTATCTTGATCCGATTGTAAAGATATCTTTTTCAGGGTCGCTTTTTCTTGCGCATCGCAAAAACAGCGGAACAAATGGTTCTGGCGGTTCAGTGACAGGAATAAATTTCATGAAGCGCCGCCAGGTAACGATTTATAAAAATAAATTGCCTCTTGCATGGAGTTCCAACGTGTACGCTCAAGAAACTCATCAGTTCTATTTGAGGGTCTCGGCTCAAACTCCATGCTGCCATCTTTCCTCATGCACATTCCGCGTGATCGGATAGCCCACTTATCTGAGCCGTCCAGTTGTGCGCATCTCTCAATAACTACGGAACCGAATTCATTCACTGACGGCTTGATAAGATAGTAACCAGAAAGGTTTTCTTCAAGTTCTGCCACCCTGGCAGAAAGGCATTTATTTTCTTCTATCAGTTCCTTTACCCTGCTATCCGGGTAGTTGTTTTCGTGGTCTTTGGTGAGAGTAATCATTCTTCACCGTCCTTCATCGCAGACTGATAACAAGTCTCGTCCTCATTAGACCAGCGCCCGGATTCCTTTTCACTCATCCGAATAATGCCATAAACGTATTTGTAATAAGGCTCGTCACAGGCGACCACGATAAAAGGTTTTTGTTTCAATGATAGTTTTGCCGCGCGTGGGTTAAAGTTGAGCGCTTCCCGCAGATGCTTATTTTCTTTCGCCAATTTTTCAAAATCAAGCAGGTGTTGTGCGTGAGCTGTTTTTACCCGTCCAACTTCCTCAAACCGCTTCTGTCCTAAATCGGTGGCGATATTAAGCTGCTGTTTCATTTCGGTGTTTATTGATTGCAGATTGGTTATTTCGTCTATGATATTTCTGGCCATCTTTATTTGAGAAGCAAGGTTGTTTATTGCATCTTGTGCTTCTTCCGAAAACTTTACAGTCATGTACATGTCACTAGCCATATTCACCTCTTTGGAGTCAAGTCTTTTCTAAATTCGTAACCATCTAAAACAGCTTTGTTTTTGCACACTTCGTTTTTCTGAAAACCATCATCTTCAGTAAACGTAAAATGGCATACGTGGATTGTTCTAGGCAATTGTTTTGGATTTATCCGATCAGCCAACTGATAAACAGGCATGGGGTGATATTGTTGTCCACAGTAGTAACAAATCTCCATCACTCACCTTCTTCCAGGATAACTTTATTGGTATCACAAATCACTTCACGCGCTTTCAATATAATATTTGAGTGCGCCAAGATGATTTTATTTCCGTGGTTATCAATGACTTTTAGCAAGTTATTAAGTGCTGTGTGCAATTTTTGCACATACTTGAGGGCATTGATCGCATCGCTAAGTTTTCCGTACGGGATAACTTGACCTGTCAGAAACATCCAGTGTTGGATATCGCTCTCATGTGCGTGAGGATCAAGCACGTAAACATGTTCATAATCGTTGTCATTGTTCTTTTGCGCATATTTCAAGACTACGCACACATCGCCTTTGTTAAATCCGTGTTCTTTGTCGTACTCAGACGGGGTCATAATTTTGACAAACGATAGTTTTTCGTATTTTGTTGTTTTCATTCTTTACCAACTTTTACATTAATCAAAACTTTTTCGCCTCTATAAGATGCTCCTGACCCTGGGCAATCTTCACTGCCTGTTTGCATTCTTCCGTTTTTTGAAACCTGGACTTTATGTTTTCTGACCTCGTATTCCCCAAACCTGAATACAGCGGCAAATTGACGTTTGCATACCGGACAGACAATCATGTATCTTTTAGTTTTCATCATTCACCAAGCATTTACAAAGTCCAAAGTCTTTTTGAAAACGTTCGTTAGCCTGATCAAGTGTCAAATGCTCAATAACGCAATCATCCATAATCCACTCGCTGAGGTAGTCTGCCAGTGATTCTTTTCTTTCCAGGGTATTTGCTGAATCCACTGAAATAGCAGTTGCGTAACCGCATTTGTGGATTGCGAGATAAGCGAATTTTGGTTTTTCGTTTTGAGGTGATTCTGTGGTTTCCGGAATATCCTCAGTTTCAGGCATATCTTCAGGATAATCTCTAGTTTTTTCTTTTGGTAATGGTTTCAACCAACACGATTGACACAATGGGTTTCTTGGATCACCAAATTCATCAAGTGATGTTTCAATGGATTTTTCACAACGTGTACAGGTTTTCATCATTCACCCCTCTTCATTGGTATCAGATACATTTCAGAGGTATCAACTGCACCTGTTGTTTCGCATTTTTCCTGGAAATCATCAATTCTTTTAGCCAGGCCATCACACCATTCTTTTGTGTTTTTACTGCCATCGAAATTGACAGCAGCGGCGTATGCGGAAAGTTCGAAGCCTTCCAGCAAAAGCTCTTTCAGTTTTTCAATCTCAACCTGTGCTTTTTGTGCTTCTAAGTGATATTCTTCTGCCTGGTCCAGAATTCGATCAATCGAGTTATCTCGGAAAATTATCTGTCCTTTTTTGCGTTTGTTGCGGGCTTCAAGGATGTAATCTATCATTATTTCACCTCCGGGAATTGTTTGTATTCCTGGCCGTCGAGTAATGCACCGGCTAACTTCTTTCCAACGAATTGCATTTTCTGATTACCCATCAAAACATGTCTGAGTTTGCCGCCCAAGTTTGCACCGTTTGAACCTGTAAATTCGCTTACTGGCGCCCATTCGCCTTGTTGTTTGAAAAAGAACGGAATATCAGCAAAGTCACAATCATTAAGCAATTCCATAGGCCAATCCGGATGCATTGGTCTGGCTTTCAAACCGGATTCCCCGCCACAAATTACCCAATCAATGCCGCGGGTGTGAATTATTACATCTTCGCTTATTTCACGGTATTGCGGTTCTGCCCAACCAGAAATATTTAATGGTCCGAGAAGTGGTTCAGCAGAAATGAATAACACAGGGGATTTCCAATGCCGGCCAATCCATTCTAGAATAGGCCAGCGTTTATGGAACTGTTCCTGGTTTTCTGCTGATATTCCTAACCATACATTTTGAGGAAATGCAGATTGGTTATGTAAATTGCCTAATTCTGTATAAGCTCCAAATGATAACCATTCTTTAGGCAATAACTTTTGCATGTTTTGTGGCCGCTTAGTAAGCAACATCCAGATCATGTTTGGCGTTTTCAGGATAAGTTCATAAAGCTGCTTGCGCGGCTCTACCAGATCCGGGCGGTCTTCGAACACATCACACATGGACCCACAGAATACTTTGGATTTTATGCCGGCTTTGGCGGCTTTACGGTCCCACTTGAGTGGTTCACCCCAATGCTTTTGGTCAAAGAAACGACGAGGAGAATCCTTGCCAAACCATGACCCAAAGCGGTTACTGAACGTCTCGGCATAACAGTTAGCACACCCAGAACTAACCTTTGTACAACCCCACCAGGGAGAAAATGTATGATCAGTCCATTCTATTTTGCTGTTTTGTCCCATTTTATATTCTTTCTAATTTATTTCTTAATTGGATTTTTGTTCGATTTATGCAATAATTTAGAACAAACATCTTACTTATGGAGTTCGTTTATGAAATTTATTTTTGACAATGTAATTGCTCCTATTGCAGCATTTATAAGTATTGGTTTATTCTTTTACTTGTTATATCTAGCGATTATTCGAGTTTTGCTATTGCTCTCATAAGCTTTTTTCTTTTTCTAAAACGGAATCACGTCATCTTTTTCAGGTGAACGTAATTCGTACTGCTGAATAGGCTGTGAAGAATTGCGGGCACAAAACGCACGGGCGATATCTTCTGAAACCGGGGTAATTGAATAGATGGCGTTGGGACCAAACAGACGGGTAAAGCCTGGTTGATTTTCCGTTTCAGGAACATCAATACGCACAAATCCCTGGCCGGCAATAGTTTGTTCAGTTACACGGCCGGCCATTTTTAGATGGCCAAAGAGCTCGAGAAGAGCCCATGCGTCGAACGATACGTTTTCTGTAGATTTGTCTTGCATAGTAAATTCCTTTCTAGTAATTGATTAAGATAAAAGTGTGTTTATCAACGCTTCAGCGGTTTTGCCGGGCACTGCGTTTCCAATTTGCTTTACTTTTTCTGAACGGTTTCCAAAAAACTTGTAGTCTTTAGGAAACGACATCGCCGCGGATAGTTCGTGAGGTTGAAGCATCCGGAACCGAATATCTACAATCGCCTTACTGCCATCCTGGAGAGGTAACACCAACCCAAACCTATCTTTACCGGTGATGGTGTCCAGTGGTTCATTGACACTTTTTGCCTGGCCAGTTCCGTAATACTGAACGATGAAAGGTTCGACCAATCCAAACTGATTATTGGTTGCCACTGTTGGCATTGGATTGTCAACCGAACAAACACGCTCACCGCCTTCATAACTGGCACCGTGGTATGAAACAAGAAACGGCTGAACCATTCCCCAGGCATCTACGGATGTTACAGCCGGCAAGGGTTGATCAACAGAATACGATCTGTTTTCATCCTTTCCGTGATTGCAGGCAACAATAAACGGTTCGGCAAGGTATAGATGGTTTCCGCTGGATACAACTGTTGGCAAAGGCTCATTTATTGGAGCGGCATTTGACGTTCCAAATAGTTTCACTATATAAGGCTCCACTAAATACAGATGCTGCCCCTGGGCGGTTACCGTTGGCACAGGTTCTTCAATTGAACCGGCATTTGATTGACCGTACATGGACACTAAATATGGTTGCACCAGCGATATTGCGCCCGCTCCGGCCACGGTTGGAACAGGATCGGATACAGAACGTGGAGCTGCTGCGCTCTGTTGCCCAATGACAAACGGCAATCCGCTGTATTTTTCCAAGCCACGCATTATGCGCCGCATCGTGTTTACGCTCAGGGCTTTTTTTCGGTCAAAAATACTTTTTCCGGGGATGGTCCAATCAATCACATCCCGGGCCGGCTTCCATGTTTGGCGCTTCCCAAACAAATCCGCTCCACCGGTTTTATGATGTGTCGGCTCTGGCCAATGTACCTTTTTTCCTTTGCGTGCCAAAATAAACAAACGTTTTCTTGTTGTCGGGTCGCCAAAATCGGCGCAATTGATCACCCTGTCACTCACGTTGTAACCCATCGCCCGAAGAGAAGAAAGAAAGGCTCGGTAGATGCGTCCTTTGAGTTTAAGAATTGGTGTCTGCCAATGACATTTCTTGGAGTGCTGTTTGATATCCGAATCAATCCCAACTCCGCAATTGCAGTCCTCGTACAATGGACCCCAATCTCTGAATTCAGGAACGTTTTCAATCAGTACATTCTGGATATTGACGGCTTCACACCAACGGATCACGTTCCACGCGGATGCGCGGGATTGGTCAGATTTTGGTTTACCGCCCCTCGCTCTGGAATGGTGTGTACATTCAGGAGATGCCACCATCAGATCAAGATAGCCACCAGGCACAACCTTGCGCGGATCGATATTGTCCAGGTTGCTATCCATGTGTTGTGCCCAGGGATGATTGGCAGTATGTGTTGCGATGGCGACTTTCCAGTGGTTGATAGCCAACAAATTGATATCTTCGGTTTGGTACCCGCGCTTTTTTAGGGCGCGCACCAAGCCGGTACTTGTACCACCAGCTCCACAAAACAGGTCGGCAGCATAAATCATTGGGCACCATTACTTATCAATGCTTTTTGCACCGCTAATGAATGTCCGTCTGTGTAAACCGGTTCTATGAACACATCACCGTTTATGTCCTGGTCACTCCACTTGTTTGGCCATGTATTCAGTGACCACAATTCACGGATCCTGTTTTCTTCCTCTTTGCAAATCAAATTCACACCGGCGCGTTTTTGAATATCCAGCACAGTATTCAAACCGTATTCTCTGGCTGCCATTGTTAACGGTCCCAGCCGCTGGGCGTTTTTACCCCATTGGCCATCTTTACGCATTTCAGGCTCTGCTTTCCGCTTTCGATATTTCGCCTGGGTCAATTCGCGGTACAGCGGCTTTAGATCTAGTAATGGTTGTAAATGTTCCCAACGCTGCATTTTTACCAACCGCTCAAGCGCCGTGTCGTGATCAACGAGATTACAGCCGACGCATCCGGTACGCACGTCTTCTTCGCCATAAATCGCGGCTATTCCGGAAGTGTCAAATCCGTGCCTGCTGTCAAAATATAACCAATCGTACACATGGCATAATCTCCAATGGAGAAGCGGCGCTAATGTGTCTGCTACCGCCTCGGAACTGGCGTTTTGAAACCAGCCCTGGCCGCACTCGCCGGCGTCTTTGGAACAAGAGACTGCAATCCTCTGGTCTCTGGCTGCGCTTTCACCTAAACGCACGCCGGTAAGCATCAGTAGTTTTTCATCATTGCTGGTACGTAAACTTTCCAACGCATTCAGCATCGGTTCTACTTTTATTTGCGGTGTACACCAGCGGAAACGGTTTTTTGGAGGCGGAACTCCGCGTCCAAACATATAAACATAGAACCTTTGATCAATTTCCGGCAAAACTACTCTGCTTTGAATAAAATCTATTTTGTCCAATTCTCTCAAAATCTGAATTGCGTTATCCTGTAATGGAGGCAGTTCCATCCGGGTATCCGCGTACAGAACCGTAAGGGTTTCGGGTTTTACAACCAATCCGGAATTGATAGCCCATACCACAAAGGTCAATGCGGCTGTAGAATCCTTGCCTCCGGAATAGGCCAATGCCCAATGTTTGTAACGGGCTCCATACTCATTCAGAGACACGACGCTCAATTGCACAGCATCATCAAGTTGCATGCGGTAGTTATCGAAAAGGGATGATTGTTGTCTCATTTTTTAAAACACTCCCCGATATGCCAGATTTCTATCGCGTTGCCGTCTTCGTCCCATACAGCATGTGTTTCGCTCTTTGTTATAGATTGCGTTTCAGCCAGGTTCGAAGCCTGTTGTAAATCGTCAAAGAAGGGATCATCTTTGGCTGGAAAACCTAATGCTCCAACCTGGTATTTCATTGGTGCACGTCCGATAAAACTTTTAGGTTTTCTACAAAGGCTTTTATTTGTTGAATAGACCAATTTCGCGCAATATATCCAAGTAATAAATCTGCCATCTTTTCATAAGGACATTTTTCGATTTCTATGTTTTCTGAATCACTTTCGGTTTCGATTAACAAACTTTCTTGTTTCATGATCGGTGCTCCTGTATCCAGGTGGTGCAATCTCTGCAAAAGGCTGTTTCTTTTTTGGTGAAGTTCTTGGTAAGCGTCCCGTTACGATGGATAAAGTAAGCCTGCATTGCTTTGTAGATCACTCCAGGATCCGCATGAGCAGCTAAAGCATCCAGCCATGCCTGACGCAACTCTACTGCCTTTGGGCAAAGCTTCAGGTATATGTTTGGTGATATGTAAACGCGGTTATCTGAAAAGATGAGTGTTTTATTCATAACGAACCTCTCCTCTATCAGTCAAAAGATGTTGAGGAATGATTTCGGGCAATAAAGCAACCATTCCATTGACATTTATTTCGGCAGTTGTGACAGGCATACCGTTTGAATGGTTGTTGGCTCCAGGCAGTTCCAAAAACCCGAAAAGTGCATCCTGATTCATTTCAGCAGCGGTAATAATCGCTTTGACAAAATGAACGGCTATTCTTCCCATCTGAAAACGTGCGCGTTCTTCTGCGGATATCCGCTTTCCTGAAACGGCGAATTGTTTGTTCGGGTTTTGGATAGGCAAAGGTGTAAACACGAAACGGTACGAACGGTTTAGCCATTGAAAACGAACCATCCAGACGACTTTGCCATTGGTGTTTCCTTGTGCAAACATGATCGCTTCCGCACCAAACCGTTCAAGAATTTCGACAAGTTCGCCCTGGGACTTTGCTGAAGATACTGTGGTTTCCCAGTAAGGAGAATTTTCAGCATATTGCATGGTTATCCTCCAGTGACCAGCTACCACCCACGACCATGATTCCGCGTGATAGTCCTTCGGTGATTTCTATAAGGCCGGCTTCGCTCAATTGATTGAGGATATAGGATGTGTTTGATGATGATGGAATATTACAAGCCTGCATGATTTCACGTACTGTTGGTGAATTGCCGTCATTTTCCTTTTTGAATTTCACGATGTAATCATAGACAGCTTGCCGGCTGTGCTTTACTTCTCCAAATTTATTAGCCATTTTGAAGCTCCTCTGTTGATTTGCTCAGGTTTTGCGGGTTGGTAGTAAAGACCCTGCCTGCGTAGCGGATTTCAGTATTCTCGGGCAATAAGGATAACTGCCGGATTGAATGGGCAGTTTTTAGAAGTTCGACACTCCATAGCCCGTGGCGTTCGATGATTATTTGGAATTCTTCAATATCATGCGGTCTAAGATAGGGTTCTCCGTCTTCCATACCGCAATGCTGTAACTCGTGATCTAACAGTGCTTGACGCCACTCTTCAGACTGCGCTTCCCAGGCTTCTTTGACTACCCAAATGATGAAATGGGCATCTTCCAGGAGTGTGCGCATTTGAGCCGATACTTTTTGGCTCTTGGAGTAAGCTACTCTACCGGACACCAGTGCCGGCTCGCTGCGAAACATAAACAGAATATTGGCCTCGACCAAATCCGGATGATAGTTTTCAATCAGATATTGCGCGGTTGACATTACTGTCGGGGATGCTTCTTCCCATGCTACAGGCATTAGAAACTCCTTTCTATATTCATCAGGTAATTTTCAATAACATTGATAGCTTCTTCAAAGCCCCAGCAAACCAAAGCTAAATGGCCTTGCTTGTTCAGAAAACTGATGTAATCCAGTTGATCTTTGGATGGTTTGTTGTCACCATGTTTGAGCTCGACAAACAAGCTGGAATAGTATTTGTTTTTGGCCGGCAAAATAATATCCACAATGCCACGGGTCATGCCGGCTCTTTTCATTTTCGTGGCAGTGCCTATGGAAACACGCACACCGTTGAGCGTTGAAAACATGTATTTGAGTTCCGGATAGACGTTCAGTTGAAATTTTCGCCATTGAAAGATGGCACATTGGTAGTCGAATTCCGGCTGACTATGGGTAATTTTTTTACCTGTATGCATTGTTGATACTCTAGTCATTGACTGCCTCTATGGTGCCGACTGTAGAAAATATATCCATATCAAACAACATCGGCGCTTTTACTTTTTCTTCAGCAGCCTTCAGGTATTGTGTTTGTGCTGTAAAGTAATCCGCATTCAGTTCACACAGCCAGGCCCGGCGTTTCTGCAGAATAGCGCAATACCCCACCGTGCCCAATCCACCAAACGGGTCTCCAACCACTTCACCGGGGTTGGAATATAAGCGGATGGTTCTATCAACGATGTCAAAAGGCAGCGGACAAATGTGGTTCTCTTTGCGTTTTTGCGCCTGTGCCGCGTTCAGGCTGCGCATAAATACCACATCATCCCAAACCATATCCGCATCGTTCCTAGTCACCTTTGGCGGCAACAGCATAAAGAATTTTGGCAGCCGTCCGCGTTTATGCAATTCCTCGCAAATCTGCACATGCCGTTCATAGTCGTAAAATCCGCTTTTCTGTTCTTCACGGAAGGCTAAAGCAAGCTGCTCAGGTAATGCATAGCGGTCAACCAATTCAGCCGGGGTTAATGGCCGGTTGCTGCTTGTCCGCCAAACCCCGTTTGCATCCACCTGCCAGCGTCCCAAACCATACTCATCCTTGTTTTTGATAACCGGCTCATCAGCTCTGGCGTTTTCGTTGGATGAGGGTGGTTTTCGGAAGAGCAATAAGTATTCCGGTAAACCCTGGGACATCTTTGATGCGTCTTTTAGCATCTCCCCATAACTTAGCCGGTAGGTCTGGTTATTTTCGCGTACAACATCTGTTGCGATCGTACGCCGGCCCTGGTATGTCCAGCCGTGCTTGCGGAAAGCCATCACACACTCGTCGGAAAATGGCGCGGTTTCCATAATCCCGCTGGCCGTCTGGTGCCCGTACAACTGCCGGTCTTTAACATGGATCGCCGCCACCCGTCCGGGTTTCAATGTCCTCAGCATTTCCGGAATGAGAAAATCCATCTGTTCCCAAAACGCTTCATCGCTCTTGTTATGCCCAAAGTCTTCGTAATTCGTCGTGTATTCGTAATGGTTCCCAAATGGGATCGAGGTATGCCATAAATCAATGCTATTGTCAGGCAGTCGTTTTACTTCCTGCACACAGTCGTTATGAATTGCGGTAAATAAATCACCTTTTACTTCCATACGGTTTACTCCTATATGCCTGCTCAAGCCGACTTGTATTGCCTGGGTGGAGAGGCCATATTCCCAAATGATTTTTTGCATGTTAGCCACCAGCTCATCATGCTGTTTCCATTTGCGTTTCAATACATCCACCACGGCATCTTCACTTTCCGCGTAAATAAACCAAACGTCTACCTCGTGGTTTTGCATAAAACGGTACAAACGGTGTACTGCCTGAATGGTGTCCTGAAACTTATATTCAATACCCAAAAAGATTGCACTGTGGCAATACTTCTGAAAGTTGCATCCAGCGCCGGCTATCTCAGGTTTGGTTGCTAAAATCGGTATCAATCCGCGGCTAAAATCCAATATCCCTTTTTCACGTTCTTCCAGCGTCTGGCTGCCAAAAACGGTTACGGCTTCCGGTACCGCCTTTTCAATCGCGGTGCGTTCGGCTTCCAGGTGGTGCCATAACAACCAATGCCGTCCGGGGTTCTCAGCCATAATGCGCTGCATCTCTGCTAAACGCACCGGTAGTGTCTCACGCTTTTCCGCGCTGGCTTCGCTCACACCGCTGGAAGCATCCAGAATAATCCGGCGCTGACCGCGATCGTCCATTTGTTCCCAGGCGCGGGTATGGTCAACCCCCAACCGCTGCCAATGAATGCGCATGGCAGGTAGGCTGTACCCTTCGTCAGAGTATCCCAAATCAGAAGGCTTGCTCACAAACAATGCCCATGAGGCAACCCACATCCAAAAATCACGTTCTTGCGAAGGCATCAATTTCAGATTTCCGGCTTTGGCTGTGTCGCGTTTAAAGAACCTGGTCAGCGCCTGTCCGTGGTCCATTACGCCTAGAAACTCAGCGTAATAAATCAGTTCCTTGAAATTGTTTGGGGAAGGCGTTGCCGTGCAAACATAGCGGTACGGTATTTTTGCAAATACCTTGCGGAATACGTCTGAAGTAATACTTCCTAAACTGCGCAATACGGATCCTTCATCCAGGGATACACCGCTCAGGTTGTGCCTGGTAGGGTCAATGTTGCCATCCCGCACCCGTTCGTAATTAGTGATCAAGTATGGGCTAGTGGCAGCTTCAATCTCTTGGTCGTTGCGCACATATTCCCAAACCATTCCCATCGCCGGGCCGTCTTCATCAGCAAATTGGTGTTTGACGCCCAGCGGGCATACTACCAAAAACTTACCGCCCAACAACTTTACAATCTCAATCGCAATCTGGCATTGAATGCGGCTTTTTCCCAAACCGAAACTCATTGCAATCAACGCCTTACCCAATCGCAGCGCCCAGGTAACCGCGTCCACCTGGTGCGGTTTTAAACTAACGTCATACGCCGCCTCATTCGGTTCAAATCCGCTTTGTACAGCTAATGTAATTTTGGTATTCAAAAATTCTTCATAAGAATTCATTAGTATTTCATCTCCATTGTTTCTGCCAGATTTGATGTGGCGAGTTTTATAAACGGATCTTCTATGCTCTCTTTTGCCTCATTGGCGGCATGAATTGCGGCTGCACTGGTAAGCGCCTTTGTGGCACGTAAACCTTCTGCAGGGCGCATATCTTCGCCGGCGACATGAACGACAATGCCACCGATAAAGCGGGAAGCCAGGTAGCCCATTTCAGGAGGTAATTCTCTTGGAGAAAGGTTTGATGCCAGAACAGTCAGCAAACTGTCTTTTTCGTTGTAACGGGAATCCAGCAGCCTAAACATGGTTGAATAAGCCCAGTTGGTGGGGTTTATTTTGTCGATTTCATCAATGCAAAGCACGCGCGCTTTACGGTAGTTTTCGATAACATTTTCAGCGGATATTCCGTCTTTTGATCCGAAGCGCTCCTGAATTTCTGCCAACAAATCGGCCATTGTGGTGTAGCGAGAGAGTACTTTGATTGCTCGAAAACCATTGATAATACTTTTCAGCAGGTGTGATTTACCCACCCCATAATTTCCGTAAAAACTTACAAAACCTGAAACATCTCTGTTCTGAGAAAACAGGTTTTCAACTACTCTTTTCGCCGGAAGTTTTTCTTCGTTAACTCCGGAAACCTTGAAATTACTGATCGTTTTGTACAGGTCGCTATCTGACAAACCACAGTTATGCATCAGATAAGTTTCCAGTTGGTTCTCTTGACATACCGGGCAAGGAGAAGTTTCTAATTTTCCATGAAACCAACCTTTACCAAAGTTCATACCGGTAAGGTCCATCCATTTATCACCTTTTTTTGACGGCTGCTGATAAGGACCTGACTCAATGATGAAAACCATCATCATTTCATGACCACCACAATTTATGCAGACATGATCAAATTCACCAGGCAGCATTGGGATAGCTTTGGGATTGTTCTGAAAGGCCAACAGGTCAGAAGGCCAGATACGGGACCAGACGGTATTCATTCTGTAGCCTCCAGCGATGCAAGCAGCTGTTCAGGTGTATATTTAGGTTCTTGTTTGGCAGGCGATGCCCTGGAGGTTTTTGGCCGAAAGTTTTGAACCGATTTTCTTTTAGACTGGAATCCTTCAATCTTCCAGCGTTTGAGAATAGCCTGGGCATACTTCCAGTTGCGCTTATTGTTTGCGGCGGCTTCGCGGAAAGCTGCATGAAACCACTCTATTGGATACTCAGTTTCAGCATCTATAAGAGCCTCTGCAATCATTGGTGTGAGTATGCCGATCTCTTTTTCATAGATCGAAAATATTTCAGGGCGTTGTTTTTGGGTTGAAAAATCTTCTGTTTCGGTGGTTTCCCTAGTAGTAGTTGTATTTAATGGGTACGGGTACGGGGCAGACTTTTGCCACGATTTTGCTACAGTTTTGCTAGGATTTTGCTTGGATTTTGCTACGTTTTTGCTAGCTTTTGCCACTCCACCGGCCTTTCCGGCCTCTTTTCTGGCTGTTTTTGTTGATTCTGCCTGTTCTTTGCTTGGGTTGTAGTCCAGGTAGTCATGCACTTGATACTTGTCATCTACGATTTCCCACAAGCAAGCGTCTAGCAAAAGGTTAGCAAACGTCTGGCAATTTGCTACATCTATGCCAGCCATTATTGACAGGGTTGGAAGCAACTCGGAAGGGAAAATTCCGTCCGTTAAATGCTTTGCGCACCAAGAGATTGAGGCTAACCACATATCACGCGCATCTCTGCCAACACGGATTATTTTCGGGTGATCCATCCAGTTATCATCAAGTTTTATCCAGGGCATAGATACTCCTATACGGCTCCAACAGTAAGTAAATAAATTACGAAAGAAATCACGATACCGATAACCAAGCCGGCAATAAATGCATCCACTACGTGGGAATCACTTTGCTCTGTTTGTGTTTGCGTCATTTAACACTCGTCATTAGGTCTATAAACCAGGAAGGAATATCACCCCACCAGCGGGTAACCTCATTACCACTGGTAAACAGCCTGGAAACATAGGCTACCGGTCTGCTGATATCTTTTCCAGGAATTGCTGTGATTTCACGCCAAAGTTGATCTACACGCTTGGTGAGGATCCATAAGTGGACCTTGTCTTTATCGAAACAAATATAGGTCCAGGTATCTAGGCTTGGATGGTACATTTCTGCTGAAGGACCGCGATTACAACGGCCATTGCCGTCAAACATAGCGTTTACTTCTGAGGCATAGGTACCGTGGCGTAAAAGCGAGTGAATACCTAACTGGCCTAATAAGAACCAGCCTGTAAGAAGGATCAGAACGGCGAACAGCAGCAGATGGAATTTACTCTTGCGGGGTTGTGTCAGGGTCAGAGTTGTCATCTTCTTTTTCCTGTTCTTCCTGGACTGCCAGGTCTTTCAGTTCGTCAATAGCCCAATCGATAGACTGGGAAGCGGCATGAATATCGTTTTGATCAACGCAAACTTTGGCATTGATCAGTGCTTGAATAATTGAATTGATAACGCTCATTGAAGTTTTCCTTACTGCCACAGGTTGTTTTGCCTATGGCGTTTTTCTATTTGGGGTGTACGCGCCGGAATAACCGCGCTGCGTAACGAACGGATGCGCTTATTGGTTGCATCACGCCGGCTTTCCAGGTCTGAAATTACACGGTCACGCTCTTCCGCATCGCGGCATAACCAACGACCAGACTTGCCGGAATATGCACCGATAGGGAAGCGGTAATTTGTTACCAGTTCTTCCAGGATCAGGCGTGTTTTGCGCTCTGTGTTGGTGTTGAATTCGCCAAATACGCGAATTGCAAGATCCCTCAGTGTGATGTTGTTTTTTTCACCGACAAATTCTGTCATGATTTCGGCAACTTTCTTGACATCATCCTCTTTGATAGAGCTGATCAGCGATTTATAAAATTCGGAAGGGTCGAATTCGTGCATAGTCACCTCTTTTGGATAAAACCGGCGATAAACGCTAAAACAAACATGCAGGCCAGCCAGACAAGGATTATGAGGATCCAGATGATTATCATTTTTACCTTTCGCCCTTTGCCCGGGCCTTGCGACCCGGGCTTATCAAGGGAGGGGAATGGAAGATGGCTAGTGGTTGAAATAAACGCCGTTCATGCGTTGCCACAGGCTGATTGTCAGTTTGACATCCGAAACCTGATACTCTATGATTTTTTCAATGGGTAAGCTGCCCACCTGCGAACCGTCTACACCTGGACATTCAACAGGCAGTTGGTAAATTTTGGCTACTTGTTTGAGACCTTTGGCCGGTCCCCAGTTGTACAGAATACCCATGAGATCAGTTACCGGTTCTGTACGGTATTTGGCCAGGTTTGGAAGATAGGCAGGTTTGATGTTATGAGCCATTGATCTACGCATGATGTAAGGCAGATCAAAACCGATAATGTTGTAACCGATGCAGTAACCGGAACATTCCTGAAAAGCATGCCAGAAAGCTTTGAGATTTTCCTTTTCATCGCCGTGCAGAACTACAACATCCGATAATGGATCGGTGGCATAACCGATGGTGATGATTTCGCCATAATCCGGATCCAATGGGGCGCGATCGATTTGATCCTGTCTTTTTTCTTCAATGGCTTTAGCGATCTTTTCAGGGTCCTTCAGATTGCCGGGAGCTTCCGGTTCTGGTGCGTATTTGAGTGTGTCTGGATTGGCAATTGTCTCCAGGTCGAAGACTAAACGTTTACGGTGAAATTGATTGTTTGTCATTATCTTTTTCCATTTTTTAAAGTTGGTTAAGCTGATTTGGGAAGTATGTCTAGCATGCTCAAATCTGTTGTTGCTGGTTGATTTTCCAGTTTTTCAAAAACGTGGCAGCTGCTTTTCTTTCCTGAATTGGTCTGTTGGCTTTGCCTGTTTTTTTTACATGTTCTTCAATTTTTTCAAGAACAATAGTCAATTCATCGACGCTCATATCCGCGTATGATTTACCATCCGCATTGGCATAAGCAGCGGCGTTCTGGTACATTGGGTTTTGTTCAGGCTCAGGATCCGGTTCGGGTTCGGGTTCAAGATCACTGCTGTAAATATTGTCTATTTCTGAATATTCAGCGTCACTAATGCCCATTTCTTCATCGGTCAGTTCTTCCATGATTTCGCTTTCTTCAATTTCAGGAAGCTCTTCTACTTTCCCGGTAAGCAGCTTTATATCTGCATTGGTTGGAAGTTTTGGAAGAGAACCTGCGGAAAGAACTGCTATTTGCTGTTGCACCCACTCCGGACGTGCTTCAATTGATAAAAGCCACTTCTCGCGTCTGTTGCGTTTGTTTTTATCTTTTAGGTCCGGGGTGCTAATCATGCGCGGTCGACGACGGAGGACAAGAGGGATACCTGCTAACCGACCGCGATTGATAGACTTTAATGCATCCAGTTGCTCAGATATATTTTTGATATCGTTTATGCTGGTGGTATGCACAGTCATGTATGCAAGTCTGCCAAGTTCCGGAATAACTACCTTCAGCCGGCCAACAGGCTTTAGTACAATGTTCATTTTCTGGCCTCTGGTTTTTTCTCCCTGGCTGGTGTAGTGACCAACAATATTGAATGGTGGATTAGGAACCTTATTTCCCTGCTTGTCAGCTCCATGCTTAACAAGTTCTTCACCTGTTTCAGTGTCTATCCAGTAAAGCATGTGCTCACCATCGCTGCGAGCAACCATACGGCCAGCAGTATACGCCTCTAACCAGGCATCCCAGTTGCGCTCAATATCATCGAATGGGAAGAAGATGTTGATTTCTTTAGGCTTGCCATTACTGTCTTTGTATGCATCTTTGAATGCTTCTTGTGAGTCTGTTTCAGAAATTTCTACCCGAAAGTAATCAAAGTCATGCATCTTCCCTTCTTTGTCTTTAATTCCTTTGCGGATAAAGCCGATTTCGGGGAAACTCATTCCGCGGTCTGTCAGTCCTTTAATACCCATTTGTCACCTCTTTTGGAATCCGAGTTCTGCTAAAAGAATTTTCTCGGATTTGTTTTCTGAATTTTTGAATAATGCTGGAAGCGCCTGGCGTAAATTATCTTTTGCGTCCATTGCGTTGATCTTGTCCAACTCCCTTTGTTTGGCAACCCAGTTTTTATGATGAAAACCGGTACCATCACAGTTTTCATTCGTGCAAAAGACGTTATATGTGCCGTCCGGATTGCGCTTTGCGCCCAGTGTTTTCCAGCATTTTGAACATACGTAGTTGTTTTGCGTATCGTTTATTAGGTTTCTTGGAACTATTACAAAAACAGTTTTCATAATTGATTCCCTGTGCTATAATCTGAGTGTGAGTTGTGGGTTGCACCAAATCTCACCCGGAGCGCCCTTGCAGGGGCGCTTTTATTTTTTCTGGTTTGGCTTATCCGGGTTGTATTTATCCGGATCTGACCTGATGGTTTTGAGGGTGGTATTAACCTGTTTCATACGAGCGCGGACATAATCCAACGTGGCATCGGCCTGCCAGACCGTATCGTGGATAATGGCCATCGCATCTTCCAAACCATCGTTGGTGCGATACGGATTGCGGTTTGTCTGACTTTTTTCAATCCGATCTATTTTCTCTGTCAGTTTCTCGAGTGAGTTTTTCATTTGGGTAAACTCACCAACGACTTTTTGAACAGATGCACCGATGATGATTCCTGCGACCAATGCGGCAGCCGGGACGACAACTTCTAATGGCATGCGTTACCTCCTGCTTGATAAAGTGCTATAGATAAAATGATGACGAGTACGATCAGAGCGATCGTTGAAGCGACAATTGCTGTTAGTGCGCGTTTTACAGTTTTCATGGTTCCTTTGTTAAAGTTCTGACAATTTATTTGGAGTGTTGTACGCTATTGGTATGGAGCAAACCATATTTTTTGAGATACGCCTGGAGCGCAGCATCCGTCATTTTGTGACCGGTGGTTGTGTTTACCCAGTTTCCCTGTTCATCCGGTGTGTATATAATGGGCTGTTTTGTGCGGCTGTCTTTTCCGACCGTTACTGGCTCACCTGTGGCTATAGCGTTGGCACGTTCGGACCCGACTTCCTGGGCGTAAGACTTGCCCGAGGATTTGCGGCCCGCGGCTTTCATTGTTTTTCCACGACCTACCGGGCCTGCCCCACGGCATTCCGGCCCCAAACCCATAGCGATCGATACCGGGTCGGTGAGAGGTCTGCCACATTTTTTGCAATTGGTTGTAGGTTTCATGATTTACCCGCAGCGAAGAACATCTTCCCATTCGGGAAGATCGACGAATACATTCAGCTCAAAGATTTGAGCATCTTCAACTATTTCGTTTCCGCAATCTATGCAGATAAGTTTGTCTTCGATGGTGTCGACGATTTCGCCATTGCCGAAAAAGAATTGACCAGTGGTATGGGTAACTACATTCTGGTGTGGACATTCCCCGTTTGTGGGTTGCATAGTTTTCTCCTAGTTTCCGGTTGCAGCCGGCTGAATAATGTGACATTCATTGATGGACAAAGCGAACCAGATTGTTCCATTGTTGTTTTCTGCCAGGTAATTGGTTTCATCAATGATGTCCAAAAGTTCTACGACTTCGCCGGACTTGGCAATAATTTCATTGCCGTCAGTAACGTCTTTAGTGACCTGTGCCTGCATACCAACCTGCTATTCTGCTGTTGCGTTGGCAACCTGGGCAACCTGCTCCACTGTGACCAGCGGATTTTGGCTGTTGAAAATGCGACTGTGCAAGCCCTGGACGGCGACTTCGATAACATCGTTATCGTTCCAGCGATTGACCTGACCGATTTGCTTGATCTGGTCGATAGCCTCCGGGGTGAGGGTGGTGGTGTACTTTACTTTTTGGGCCATGTGAGTTCCTTTCTAAATTTTGTTCGTATTTGTGGTCATATTGTCTTTATGTATGGTCATTATACGGCAGTTGCCTGTATTTGTCAATAAGGAAAGTCTAAATGTCCACGCTAAAAGACGGTTTTGATGGCACAATGTACTTAGTTATGGACAAAACATCTATTGAGGCTCTAAGCGATTTGTTGATGGACGAGCTAAAAAAAAATAGCTGGTCTCAATCCGAATTAGCCAGAAGGGCAAAAGTAAGCAAACAGGTTGTAAGCAGTTACATAAATAAGCAAAGAGAAAAACCGGATGAAGAAATACTCAGGGCTCTTGCAAAACCACTGAAAATGAATCCGGAAGATTTATTTCGAGTAGCGGGAATATTGCCTCCTGTGAGAGACGATAGCCCAATGGATAAAGAGATATCGTACCTGTTCAAGCAACTACCAGATACCGAACGTCAACAGGTTTTAGATTATGTTCGGTTTATGGTTGAGAAGGTTGAAGCAAGAAAGAAATAAATTGCCATAAAAGAAAGGCGGGTTATAGAATGAAAAAAATAAAAATCCTGGTGTTATTAATTGTTGTATTTTCTTTGGGTGGGTGCAGCCCTTCGGAAAGCGCTGTTCAAACCACAATTGCCCAGACCATTGATGCCCAGGCAACGGCGACAAGAACAATTAGACCTACGAAATTGCCGACAAATACAAAAACACTGATTCCGACTTTGACACCAAGACCAACAAATACCAAGATGGTTGCTCCAACAAAAACGATTACAAGTACTTTAGAACCAGTGCCAGACCCAATTATTTATTCTGGATCTGGAAGTAAAATTTTGGACATTGATGACGCTATGCTTGGAGAAGCAAGAATAGTTGATATTACATCAGAAGGTAGTAGTAATTTTTCTGTAAAAACGTATGATGCAAATAATAACCCGATTGATTTATTGGTAAATACAATTGGCAATTACACTGGAAGACATGCGATTGATTGGAAAGGCGAAAACACAAAACGTTTTGAGATTAAGGCAAATGGTAATTGGAGTTTTACGTTTTATCCAATCGCGAAAGAATACATGCATGTAGCAGATGCATCAACACCATATATTGGTCAGGGAGATGATGTGGTTGTAATTCAATTCAATCCTGATATTGGAATTGTGGATTGTCAAACACGTGGCAACCTGGCTATATGGGCTATTTCTTATGATGGCTCTAATTTAGTTGTAAATGAAATTGCGCCATATTTTGGTGAGTTTTTGTTTCCTAATGGCACAAGAGCTATGTTTGTTACAGCTCCTGGAGAATGGACGTTTGCCGCAACTGAAAGATAAAAAAGTAAAACTAAAACAGGATCAATCATGGAAGAAAAAGGCAAATACCTAACAGAAAAGAAATTTAGATTTTCCGAAAAGGGCCTTTCTGAAATCGACTTGAAAATAATCGATCAGTGGATGAAGACCAAGTTCGATGCACCTAAATGTCCAATGTGCGGCGAGAGTGCCTTTTTTTCTGGTGAAACATCGGTAATCCCATCAATGCTCATAAATAAACAGGTTGTCAATTGGATTCCTGTAGTGTCAATTATTTGCCGGAATTGTGGGTATGTTCTGCTTTTTTCGGCAGAATACATTGGGTTGGAAGATCTGGAGTATTGAGAGCGATTTCCGACGTCGGAAAATGGCTATTCAACAAATTACCTACTATCGGGGTAAATTCTGCAAAAGTGTTTCATAGCAAAATTAAAATAATTGTTAAATAGGCGTTTTAAGCAAATAATATAAGTATTATTGAGCAAAAGAGGAATTTATAAATGCTCTCAAAAATTGATCTTATAAAATTAGCTGAGGTTCGACTAGAGGACTCTGTATTTCTTTTCAAAGCAGGAAAAACATCTTCTGCTTATTATTTGGCTGGATATTGTATTGAATTATCATTAAAGGCATGTATTTCTGGTTTGTTTCAGCCTAATACGATACCTGACAAATCTTTTGTTCAAGCAATACATACTCATAGCCTAGATAGTTTACTAAATGTTGCAGGACTTTTCCCAATTTTCAAAGAGGACGCAAAAAATGATTCCTTGTTTGCAGCTTATTGGGGGATAACAAGTAAATGGAATGAATCCAGCCGTTACCAATTTTGGGATCAATTTGCAACATTAGCACTTATTCAATCTATTACAGACACAAATCATGGAGTATTTCAATGGGTGAAAAAACATTGGTAGAAAGTCAGATTACTGACGCAACCGAATTGATAAAACAGCTTGATTCTAGTGGACATCAGCCCAGTGTAGCCGCTTGGTATTACTATGATGATGTTGATGAATGGCGACTTATCATTATCGGTAAAAAATTCGACGAGTATTTACCAAAACAAGAAGCGTTAGCATATCGAGCTATTGCTGAAGCAATTAATACAAAAAACCTGGCATCAATCAGCGTTTCCGAAGTGAAAATAATAAAAAGTGACGAGCCTCTTTCCCAAATTATGAAGGTTATTTTAAATACGGATTCAACAGGAATAGTTAGGTTGCATTTTAATAACACTACTATAAATGGCATATTCATCAAAGAGATGATTATTCTAAGGTCTGCTTAA